TAACAACAGGATTCGACCATCCCGGTATCGATCTGATCATTATGTTGCGCCCCACTCAGTCAACCGTCCTTTGGGTGCAAATGCTGGGGCGAGGTACCCGCCCGGACTACGCGCCAGGGTACGATATTAGCGACCGCGAGCAGCGCTTACTGGCTATAGAGATGAGCACGAAACACGATTGCTTGGTGCTGGACTTCTCCGGTAACAGCAGGCGCCTTGGCCCCATTAATGACCCCGCTGTTCCGAGGCGCCCTGGGGAAAAAGGTTCAGGACCTGGCATTTATAAAGCGTGTGAGGTGTGCGGGTTAGATGGTCAATACCCTGCTTGGCGTTTCTGTGGAGGTAAAGAGCATCTTGACATTACTGGCTATACTTATGGCCAAGTAGCAGATCTGGTAAAACAAGGTTATCGTATTTCAGGTCATATGGCTGTAGGTATTGAGGGAAGTTGCGGCGCTCCGTTCAAGTTCAAAGAAAAACTCAAAGTCGCATCTAGTAGCGAGAAGCTAATAAAAGAAACATTACCTATTATTGAAGACTTTGCAGTAGAAAACATCGTATATCAGAAGAACATTAACAGAGGTGATCCAAGCAAGCCGCCTACACTGAAAGTGACTTATCAATGTGGTCACAAGACATTCTCCGAATATGTATGTTTGATGCACGGGGATTGGGCGGGGCGTAAAGCTTACAAGTGGTGGAAGAATAGAACAAACCTACCATTACCTGCTTCTATTGATGATGCTTTAGATATAGTCTCAACTCTAAGAGTACCAACACATATCAAAGTTCACACTAATAGAAAGTATCCGGAGATAATGAAGTGTTGCTATGATGGTTCTGCTTTCGGTACTTTAGCGCCAATGGAACAGGATATAGGTATTCAGATCTATAGCGGCAACAATATCGTGTCGGCTACTGCTAACAGTGAGAATATTTACGATCGGGAAAACCATGAAGTTGTCACTGACTACAATACAAGCGGATATCAAGATCTAACTCCTGCTTCGCAAGGGTTTGATGAAGAAGATCTTGATGTTCCTTTTTAAGGTGAAATTATGTTCGTTTTAATTAATCGTGATTCATATGATTTGATAGCGAAGCATCCTAACTGCATGGTTCTTTATAATTTGGGAATCATCAATTGCCCGGAAAGTCAGGAAACGATACCTTTTGAAAATGGTATGTTCAAAGATTGGGATGATCATGAAGTAACTATGCTGTTTATTGGTATCACATTGGAATCTCCTGATCCTTCATGGTCAAGAGAGCAAGTTGAATATCTTCTTATGTATTACATCAATGAGTGTAAAGAAAATATACTTGATCAGAAAGAAGTATGCGATCAAGCTCAATACGCTATTGAATGGGATATTCAGGGATATTGTTCATTCTTAAAAGGAAAACGCGAACCTTCGTTTGATGAAGGATTATGGGATAATTTAACCGTTGACTATGATCCGGAAATAGCGGCTACACTATTAGCCACGATGAATCCCATTGTGTTTAAGCCAGCTATACAGCGCCCTTTTGAATAGCTCTTAAAACAGCGGAGATTAAAAGTAACCACAATACCGAAAATAAAGCTTGCACGATCTAAACGGCTCTGTTAAGTTTCGTTCTGTCTTGTGGTATAACCCTCTTAAACATTAAACAGATCATGTGGAGTGCAATATGGAAAACGTAGAACTGACCCCTGAACAGAAAAAAGAAAAAGCCGCTCAGGCGAAAAAAGAAGCCGCTGAAAAAGCGAAACTGGCTAAAGAGCAGAAAGATCAGCAGAAAGCTGATGAAAAAGCTCAAGCCGAAGCGAACAAGCTGGCCGAAGCCAACGAAAAAGTGACCGCCGAATTCACCACCCTGAAAGGTCACACCGATAACGGTACCGCTTCTCTGGCATCGCTGACTGAAGAAAGCACCGTTGATCAGGTTAACACTGCGGGCGAAAACGCCGGCGCTTCTCTGAAAGCTGCTCGCGAATCGCTGAAGCTGATCAAAGCGACTGTTAAAAAACTGAAAGAGCCGGGCGAACTGGCCGCTGCTGTAACTTCAGCCGAAGGCCTGGTCTCCGCTCTGGACGAAGCGCTGAAAGGCGTCAAAGGTAAAGTGGCCGCTGCCAAAAAAGCAGCGAAAGAAGCTGAAAAAGCTGAAGCGAAGCGCCTGAAAGACGAAGCGAAAGCTGCCAATGCAATGCCGAACCAGAACGGTATCACCCGTCCGCGTCCGGATACCGCGTGCGGTAATGCCTGGGCACTGATGGACGAACTGTCCGCCAAGCTGAGCCAACCGGCACCGATCAGTATCGTCCTCCAGGGCGCTGAGCAACGTGGTCTGAACTACGACACCGTTAAGACTCAGTATGCACGCTGGAAGAAGTTCAACGGCATCGAAGGTCGCGTCGCTATCCCTCTGCCGCAGGGTCTGCTTGACTAATCAAGCATTTAGCGAGTAAAATTAAAAGCGTCCTAATTGGACGCTTTTTAATTGGTATAGTAAGACACTCTAGTTAATAATCAATAACCCCTTTTGGATTAGAGGCTACGAGTAGGTGTTGAACTCTAGAGTGTCTCACTATACCGGATAGTTGGCTGAGTTGGTCTAAGGCACCTGGTTGCTAACCAGACGAGTCGCAAGGCTCCATCCGTTCGAATCGGATACTATCCGCCACATCTACAATCTGGCAAACTCGCCTAGGAAACAGGGATAAAAACCATGAAGCTGAACTCTCAGACCCCAGAAAAGAAAGATTATCAATCTACTCTCGAAGTACATTCCATTTTCAGCACTATTCAAGGCGAAGGTCCTTTCTGCGGTCGTCCTGCTGTATTTGTCCGCTTAGCTGGCTGCAATCTCCAGTGTCCCGGTTGTGATACTGAATACACTCAAAACCGTGAACGATTAAATTACGTATCAATTCTTCAGAATATTGAAGAACGTTTAATGTCAACATCAAGTAATGCAAATCTAATCGTAATTTCCGGTGGTGAACCTTTCCGCCAGAACATTACCCCTTTCTGCGACTTCCTTATCGAAAACGATTTCGACGTACAAATTGAAACCAACGGCTCTATGCAAATACCAATGGAGCTCTCTCAGTTGGTTACGGTTGTGTGTTCCCCTAAAACCGCCAAATTGCATCCGAGCGCCCTACACCGCGCTAACGCCTTTAAGTATGTAATGAAGGCCGGAAACGTGCGGGAGGAGGACGGCTTACCCCTGCAAGCTTTAGATCATCGTGCCACCCCTTATATTGCGAGACCTCATAAGTCATTCCGTGGTAAGATATATTTACAGCCGATGGACGAACAAGACGTATTTAAGAACTTCAAAAATACTAAAGCCGTCCTCGATAGTGCAATGAAGCATAACTATACAGTTCAACTTCAGATTCACAAATTACTCAATGTGGAGTAAATATGAGACAAGTCAATCAACCTGTATTTATATCAGAAGATGGTCGTGAATTCACTTCAGAAAAAGATTGCAGGGATTGGGAGGCGCATTACAGCAACCTCAAAAGAAATTTAAGCTATTACCGCGTCAACCACTCTCCAGATTTAACCGAAGGTCGTGGTATGCGATGTACAACTTTATTTGGTGTACTCGCAGAAGAAAACAGCGGTACACCTTCTGAAAATCTTTTGCTTCAATATTTATTTGAGCAAAATAAAGGGGCTGTTACTAGATGGTATTGCGACGCCCCACATTCTCTTTGGCGTCACTATAAAATTAGTGAAGCAGAATTTGAATCACACCATCTCGGTTTGATTCATGGCATTGCGACGGATAAAAAGTATTTACGCTGGAGCCGTAAAGCAGGGGGTGTTATTGAAACAACTCTTGAAAAATTAATGGAGTATTAAATGACACCACAAGAAGCCAAAGAACATGCTAAGAAAATCAAAGATGCTGTAGCAGATTTGAACTTAGCAATCCGGGAAGGTCACAATGAAGGCGTTTACGTCCAAATTGCGATCAGACAAGTTCAACAAATCGGCTGTCAGTATTACGATATTGTTGAATTAGAAAACATTAGTGCCAACATTGATATTCTGGAGTGTGAATGAGCAAGATAATTGTTGCTGTTTCGGGCCCTGTAGCTTCAGGTAAGACGACTATTCTGCGTCAGATAAAAGAATTCCTGGAACAGAATCACATTGTTTCAGAAATTCAAGAAAAGATGTCTCCTGAAGGTTTCAGCGAGCAAATTGTTGTCATCACTAACGAACCGTAATAGGGGAAATACCCATGAAAGTATCCGCATTGAAAGTAAACGAAGTTGTTGAATCCGTGAAGGGTAACTCCGCCGTTGTTGTCCTGTCTGGCGGCCAGGACTCCGTAACTTGCTTAGGGCTCGCCCTTCGCAACTTTAAAACTGTACACGCTGTAGGGTTCGTATATGGGCAAAAGCACGAAGTTGAAATCCACTGCGCTAAGCGTATCTGTGAAGAACACGGCGTACCGTTTACCGTCTTTTCAATTCCCGCCCTGCAATCTATCGGGAACAGTGCGCTCATTCGCGGAACTGAACAAGGCGATGTCAGCGCTAAACATACCCAAAACGCTAACCTTCCGGCTTCCTTTGTGCCGAATCGTAACGCCCTCTTTTTAACCACGGCCCACGCTTATGCGCAAAAAGTCGAAGCGGATAGCCTCATTACTGGTGTTTGTGAAACTGACTATAGCGGTTATCCAGATTGCCGTGACGAATTCATTCGTTCACTTGAAGAAACCCTAAACCTCGGTTATCAAACTAACATTAAAATCCATACGCCATTAATGTGGTTAAATAAAGCCGAAACTTTTGCGCTGGCCAAAGCAGTTGACTTCTTAACGGTAGTTCTCGAAGATAGTCACACCTGCTATAATGGTGACCACAATACTAGCTTCGTATGGGGCTATGGCTGCGGCGAGTGCCCGGCTTGTAAACTCCGCGCAAACGGTTTTGAAGCCTTTATTCAAGCCAACCCTTTTAACTTCTAATCGTCCCGGCGCAAGGATGCGCCTCGGAGAAATTATGAATACTAAAATTTCATCACCTGAAATTACGTTAAGCGAAGTTTATCCATCTCTTCGCGGTAATATTCAAGAAGGTGGGTGGGTAACTCTTCATAATAAAAGCTTTGCGGGTCAGAGAACTTCATTGGACGCATTAAGCCATTTACATATAGAGGGTTTTAATTTCGATATTGAAACCAATGACGGTAAATTGCTTCAAGACGTTAATCTTAACGATGCTCACGTTAAATTAGAGTATAACGTCGCGCCCGCTGTTGAAACTTTTCCTGCAAACGGAATAAATTGTTGGCGTATATCAAGTAGACGTCGGATATTTCCTAATCCGACTTTTGCCAACAAAGGATACTTTGAAGGTACTGTCTGTGCGCAAGGTCCGATCATGCACTACGCTAACGACAAGTACAAGCGTGAAATCAAGCCCGGCGTTTTTGTTGATGTTTACGACGTGATTGATTGTTTTGAAGTAACCTCTGGCGCCTTGCAACATGCCATTAAGAAGCTTCTGGCTGCTGGTAAGCGCGGACACAAAGACTACGAGCAGGACTTGATTGATATCCTGTCCTCTGTTGAGCGTGCTTTATTCCAATATCAGGAAAAGACAAAATGAAATTTCGTAAAAAACCAGTTGAGATTGAGGCTTTTCAGTTTCAACCATTTCTTGACTACTCAAATGGAACTTTGCCAGGGTGGTTTGCTAGCGCCGTGATAGAGGGTATTGTCATTGACAATGGTGATCATTTAATCATAAAAACTCTAGAAGGGGATCACCGAGCAGATAGCGGTGATTATATTATCCGGGGTGTAAAAGGTGAACTTTATCCTTGCAAACCTGATATTTTTGAACTTACTTACGATAAGGTGAACTAAATGAAATTCATCATCGCATATCTGTTAATGGTTGTTTTCGTAAACCTCGGCTTTAGTTATCTGCCGATTGTAACCACTCCGCTGGGCCCTGTTCCGCTTATGGCGTTCTTCGTGGGCTGTGTGTTCGTCCTGCGCGATTATGCGCAGCGCAGCGCTGGCCATAACGTCCTGTGGGCTATAGCGCTAGCGTGTTTAATTAGCTGGTGGTTGGGCGATCCCGTTGTGGTAGTGGCGTCTGTGACTTCTTTTGCTGTTAGCGAGTTGCTAGACTATACTATCTTTACGATCACGAAAAAGCCTTTCCATCAGCGGGTGGTAATAAGCTCATTCATAGCCGTTCCGGTTGATTCATTCATATTCCTGCATATGATTGGATTCGCTTCGTGGGGGTCGATCATCGCAATGAGCCTTTCCAAATTCGCAGCATCGGCTGTATTATATGTCATCTACGAAGGCCGTAAACGAAACGGCTTAACAGTCGCCTAACAATGGGCTAGCCATGGAAGGCTTTAACTGAGGTGAATAAGATTGAGCACAAATCACTATATTGTATGTAAGTCCTGTAAAAAGTGCATGGATATTGCTCAAGGTTATCCCGATGAAGTCCGTCCAACTTCGTCTTCAAATGATATTGTTAGCTTTCTTGACAAGCATAGAGGTCACGAATTAATGTTTGTAAGCGAGAACAATGAAGACATTTTACCAGAATGCGAGGAAGTTTAAATGTCATACTCTGTAATTCGTACTCACGAAATTTGCGCTGGACACCGGGTAGTAGGTCACGAAAGTAAATGTCGTCACCTGCATGGCCACAATTACAAATTTCATTTTAAAGTTGCACCGAAAATACAAGCTAAAGGTATGAAACCAAAAGCAGGGGCACAAGAATCTCATATGTGTCTTGATTCTGTCGGTCGTGTTATCGACTTCAGTGTTGTTAAGTCTACACTCTGCGAATGGCTTGAGAACAATTGGGATCATAAATTTCTGTATTGGGCTAGGGATGAATTAATTAACGGTTTAAGGGATCTTGCGTCTGATTTGCGTGAAGGTTATGTCGTAGATAATGATCACGCTCATTTTATTGATTCTCTGGTACAGCTACCGTTCAACCCAACTGCTGAAAACCTGGCGGCCTATATGGTCGAAGTAATCGGGCCTGAGCTGCTCGACCCTTACGGCGTTGAATTAGTAGAATGCCGCATTGAAGAAACCTCAAAATGTCACGTGGAGTATACCAAATAATGGAACAGTTAAAATTCGAATCGGTTGAAACCTACAGCGACACGAAGATCGACGACCCGCGCAACGTTAGCGAAATTGAAACACTGATCGTGAATGTGCTGCGCGTTATTGAGCGTCCTGACGATCTTCTGCGCGAAGGTCTGCGTGAAACACCTACCCGCGTAGCGAAAGCCTACGCTACCTGGTTCTGCGGATACGATGTTGACATCGCTAGCTTGTTCAAAGTTTTTGAAGATGGTGCGGAAGGTTCGAATGAAATGGTTATCGTTCGTGATATTCCTGTCTATAGCCATTGTGAGCATCACATGGCCCCTATCATTGGTCGCGCTGTGGTCGGCTATGTCCCCAATGGAAAAATCGTTGGGCTTAGCAAGTTATCTCGTGTGGTTGATGCTTTTTCCCGGCGCCTTCAAGTACAGGAACGGCTGACTAACCAAATCGCGGACGCTATCCAGGAACACCTGCAACCGCTGGCCGTTTGCGTTTATATTGACGCCAAGCATATGTGCATGGAATCGCGGGGCGTTAAACAGGTATGTGGCTCAAGCACAATTACAAAGGCTTTCCGCGGGGCGACTAACCCGGTCGATGGCTACATTGATGAAGAAGGTTTGATGTGGCGGCGCGAGTTCCTTGAAGCCTGTAAATGATTAAAAACGTAGTATATAATTAGGCCCAGAGATGGGCCTTTTTTATTGGAGATAATATGAAAGAGATCATTTGGCGTTCAGGGAAATTTAAATACCGTGACGCAACCTTCGCCTATATTAATCAAATCAAAGTAGCTGTAATCACTACATTGCATGATGGTAGTAAATGCGACGCGCGTCTTTTGCTGCCCGGTATGCCAAAAAGCACCAACTCATTTTCAACCATCGACGGTGCTAAACGTGCTTTAGAAAAACGTATCAATGATTGGTTTGAATTGGTGGCATAATGAACTTATATCTTGCGGCTGTTTACACAAACGGATTTCGCAAAGGTCAGTCAACTTATCCAAAGCTGAACGAACGCGAAGCTGAAATTGTGGATACCATACCCAACATCCTGGAGTCATATCACTATGTCAATCGCCAGAAATATGTCGATGAAATGCGGGCCGACGGAGCTCAGGTATTTCTTGACTCAGGGGCTTTCTCTGCTTGGAACATGGGAGCAACGATCAGCTTACCTGGCTATTGCAAATACATTCAAGAAAACGAAGACATTATCCGAAAGGATGATGGAGTCATTATGGCCTCTGTACTCGACGGAATCGGAGATCCCCTTCAGACTTGGCGAAATCAAAACGAAATGGAAGCCAGAGGAGTTACTCCTTTACCCTGTTTTCACTTCGGCGAGGATGAACGATATCTTGAATATTACATGTCAAAATATCCCTACATTACCCTTGGAGGCATGGTCGGAAAGACTGTTGAGCAACTCATCACATGGCTTGACCGGATCTGGGAAAGATACATCATTGACGGGGCAGGGCGCCCTAAAGCCAAATTCCATGCCTTCGGGATCACCTCTGTCCGTGTTATGGAGCGATACCCTTGGTATAGCGTCGATTCATCATCCTGGATTCAATTCGGAGCTTATGGCTCAATGTTTATCCCCAATGGGGTACCTTATCGTGTTTCAGAAAAAGCCGGAACCATACACGAAGCCGGTAGACACGTACTCACCCTTAACCCACTTGAAAGGGCTTATATAGACAAGGTTATTGAAGAGAGCGGTTTCGAACTTGAGCGTTTAACCACAATATATGAAACTCGCGCCACCTTCAATATGTGGAGCTATCGCCAGATCGCAGATCGTATCAATTTAGATAAACACTCCCGTATATTCGAACCAACGATAATGGAGTTATTCTGATGAGTGTTAAATTATTAGGTAAACACTTTCTTCTCTATCCTGTTGAGGAACTTCAAAGAATGTATGAGAACCAAAACATTATAACTCGTATTGTTCATATCAATCTCCACGAACCCTATCTTTCAATAGTTTTTATTTGTAAGGATGAAATGGAAGATGCTTGAAGCACTTAAATTCGCATCATCGGCAGTGGGTAAACGTGCTTTTGTTCCAGGTACTACCCACTTTTTGATCAAGGATGGGATGGTCCGCGCCACTAACGGGGTTATTGCAATGGCTGCGCCTATCCCGTTAGCCGTAGAGTGCGCCCCGGAAGCAATCCCAATGGTAAAGGCGATAGCAAACTGCGAGGACGCAACGCAGTTAACGCTATTAGCAAACGGTAAGCTACATATTAAGTCCGGAGCGTTTAAAGCCAACATACCTTGTACGGATGAAATATCCGCTCACGTCGACCCGGAAGGAGAGTTTTATGAAATTAACGGAGCCGAACTTGTCACTGCTATTAAAACTGTTAGTCCTTTTATCGGCACTGATGCTTCTCGTCGATTCTGTATGTCTGTACTTATTAAAGGAGGGTCTGCCTACGCCACAAATAACGTTACTATTGCTCAGTATTGGTTTGGTAGCCCATTTCCTCTTGATGTTGTATTGTCTAGTGAAGCTTGCGAAGCACTGGTTAAGATTAAAGAGGCACCAGTTCGAGCGCAAGTAACAAAGAACTCGATCACTTTCCATTACGAATCAGGTTGCTGGATGAAGAGCACCTTAATGGAGAATGAATGGCCTTTAGAAATCGATCGCTTGTTTGAAGTTAAAAGTAACCCGACAACTATCGATCCAGTACTTTTTGAGGCGCTTGCTAAGCTGAAACCTTTTGCTACGGATAGCGGCAGGGTTTATATCGAAGAAGGGGTAGTAAGAACCCATGCGGACGAAAGCGAAGGTGCGTCTTATCGACTACAAGATGAGTCTATTCGCGGCATATTTGCGTTAGAAATCTTAATGTTGCTAAAGGACAATGTGGACACAGCAGACTTGACGCTCTATCCTAACCCCTGCACGTTCTTTGGTAAGAACTTACGAGGCATACTCTTAGGTCAAAGAGAAAGGGTATAAAATGAGAACAGATGCCATTGGTTTTTTCTGGCAGGATTTACCACCACCTCCGAAAGTTAAGAAAGAAAAGATCAAACGCACGCCGCCGCCACGTACTTGGGAACGTCCGGACTATTTACCGGGCATTGACGAAGCACGACGGGCAGTTGTTAACATGTACACGGTTGAAGAACTCATGGAGGCCCAGAAAGCAGGTGAGCCACATGTATTCGATATCGAGTGTTATCCTAACTATTTCTTAATCGCATTCCGCAACGTTAAGACTCAAAAAGTTATCTACTTTGAAAAGTATCTTGGATGCGAATTAAATGTAGAATGGTTGAATTGGGTAGTTCATAACTTCTTATTAGTCAGCTACAACGGTCTTGGGTATGATGAACCAATCTTAACCCTTGCCCTTAATGGGGCAACTAATTCCGAAATGAAGCAAGCCACTGATCGTATCATCTTAGAAGATTGGCGTCCTAGCGACATTTTAAAAGAAGCAGGGCTAGATCGATTAAAGCTTAACCACATTGACGTCATGGAAGTGGCACCCGCTGGCGGTAGCTTGAAACAACGTGCTGGACGTTTACATCGTAAGCGACTACAAGATCTACCTTTCCCGCCAAATATGATGCTTACCCATGATCATATGCTTATTGTGCGCCATTACTGTATCAACGACCTGGACGCAACCGAATCGCTATTCCTAGCTTTAGAAGATGAAATTCACTTGCGTGAAATCATGTCTAAGGAATATGGTGTCGATCTTCGTTCCCGTTCCGATGCACAAATTGCAGAGGACGTAATACGCCACGAAATACAGCGTATTACCCGCAAGCGCGTACAACGAGCAAGGGTAGAGCCAGGTAGGCGTTATAAGTACAACGTTCCTGGCTTCTTAGTTTATCAGACTCCTTTGATGCGTAGCGTTATAGACTTAATTAAGAAATGCGATTTTGTCATTAGCGATAAAGGTTCTGTTGAACTACCTTGGCAGCTTAAAAACCTCCGTATCAATATTGGTAATGCAACTTACCAAATGGGGATTGGCGGCCTGCACTCAACCGAAGAAGCTGCCTGTCACCGATACGTTAAGGGGCGTAAAAAACGTGATATCGACGTAACCTCCTATTACCCTAGTGTAATATTAGGTCAGAGACTGTTCCCTGAGCACCTCGGAGAAGTATTCCTTCGTGTTTATAAGAAGATCGTTGACAGACGTGTTCGCGCTAAACATACAGGAGACAAGAAAACTGCCCAGACACTGAAGATCGTTATCAACGGTTCATTTGGTAAGCTGGGCTCAATGTGGTCAGTATTATATGCTCCGCAATTGCTCATCCAGGTAACCATCACTGGTCAGTTGTCACTCTTAATGCTTATTGAAGCTTTCGAGTTGATGGGTATTCCTGTTATATCCGCTAACACTGATGGTATTGTTATTGATTATGCGGAAGAACAAGAACAGCTCGTTGAAACTATCATTGGTTGGTGGGAGAAGCAAACGGGATTTGAAATGGAATCTAATTTCTATCGAGCCCTATTCTCGGCAAACGTTAACAACTATGTTGCCATCACTGATGATGGTCATTTGAAATGTAAAGGCTGGTTTGCTGACTCGGGGTTGTCAAAAAACCCAACAGGTGAGATTATCGTAGAAGCTGTAAGGGCTAAGCTGAAGGATAATATACCCGTAGAACAAACAATACGCGAATGTCGCGATGTGCGTAAATTTGCAGTAGTGCGCAACGTTAAGGGGGGAGCGGTTTGCAACGGGCACTACCTAGGCAAGGTTGTGCGCTGGTATTATGGGCCTGAAGATTCGCCTGAAATGGTTTATGCTGCTTCTGGTAACAAGGTGACAAACTCAACAGGTGGTGTTCCGATGATGGAATTACCTGAGGAGTTTCCAGAAGACCTTAACCATGAAACCTACATAGCAAAAGCTAACAAATATCTTGAAATGATGGGGTATCAATAATGAATGCTGGTAAAATAGGTCAAGTTCGTTTTCGTAGAAGTTTGATATCTATTTTTGTAGCAATACAGATTGAAGCTTTAAGGCAGAATTTACTTCGCTACTAGTTGACACGATAGAGTGTCAGGGACGATACTCTATCGTGAAACGACAAGGTAGTAACCACATTATGACCTACCTTGTCTGAGTCTTATTAAGAATTAACTCGTTTTTATAGGAGGATGAAAATGTGGCACTGGCTCGGGCAAATGCCTGCTTATCAAGCTCGCCGTTGGGCGCTTGTCTATTTTAACGCAGCAGTGTGGTCTGTAGTAGGTTTATTATGGTTAGCAGTGGTGATTATATAAAGAATCATAATAAAGGGCCATTCGGCCCTTTATTTATGGAAGGTTATTTAGAAGGTCATTGAAGTTAGTAAACTGTTGTACCGGCGTATAGTCGTAAGGGACCATATACCGACTCACCAAACCCTGATACGGGGACGAAACGTAGATCGCATCACCGTTTGACGCAGGTGCCGAGCCAAGACGAAGTAACTGCGGTGCCGGGCTTCCCAGTAGTGAGAATACCCATCCGGTACCTTTATTCTCCGCGATACAGATTACTGCAACGACATTTCCCCCGGAGGTGTACTCGATAGAGAAATACACCCGGCGAACGCCGTCTTTAACTGTGGCAGCGAGTGCCGCCGACGTGTTGCCGATTTCCGGAGGAACATAAGCAATGCGTTCCTCCACCCACGCGGACCCATCCCAGTGCGTGACGTATACCCCAAATTTGGTGAAGTACGTCCCTTCCGGATCATCCTCTGTGCGGAAACGGAAGGTAATGTGCGACAGCGCACCATTTTCAAAGGCGAACTTGGCCGACTGGATGCCAATGGTCAGTCCTGTTCCGGAACCGGGGTTTTCACCGGGCTGCAACGGTTTATAAGCCATCAGCCCCTGCGTCACCGGCATCGGGATTTGTTCCCCGGTGACGTTACGCATAAGACCATCGGTCCCGATAATGCCGTATTCCCCGATATGCCGAACCGCAGAGGCAGGGTACGGCGCCCACTGGAAAAGCAAATGCAGGCCGTCATTCTGAGCCGACAAGTCATCAGGGTATACCGCGCGGCCAACGTTCTCCGCAGCTGGCGCCAGGCGGGACCAGAGTTTACTGGCCACCGAGTATTTATAGATGACGCCGAGCTGCTTGTTTGCGCCTACCGAGCTTCGGACTCCGGCGCGCATCATGCAGTAAACATCACCGTTCGGACTACGGGCGATCGTTGGGTAGGTGTATACCCAGTCGGCGTCCGGAGAGAACCACGACGCTTCCACCATATCCGTTACATCATGCGGCGCCGCACTACGGAAATAGCGTAGCAGGTTAACGTGCATGGACGTAAAGACATGGATGTAGCCGTCGCCATCTACCGCGATGGACGGGTTATTATGCCCAATGTCGTTATTGTAAACCGCTGTCGATCCGTCAAACAGCTTGCACAATCCGCGGGTTAAGGTACCATCGGAGGCGCGTTTAACGATCTCCACGTGGTGTTTTCCCACGGTGCCGAACTCTTTGTTCAACGCGTAGTATTCTGCGCCCTGAAATGAATCAAGGGGGTGCCACCACCCCGCCTGATTGCTTTCTGACGCGGAATCCGAGATCGTCGAAATTTCCACATCAGCCATTTACCGTTACCCCCAGTTCACGAGCTCGCTTGATAAGACGTTGTGCCACCAGCATCATCTCCGCGTCAGTCAGACGGCGGTTGTAGTACGCCGCCCCGTAGCTGGTCCACGGTTTTGCTTCTGCCGCGCTATTGAGGCCACCAACCGCGGTTGCGACGCCCGAAGTGTTGACCGCCGTCGAATCCACTTTCTGAACTGACGAGGCGGTCAGCATACCGAAACTGTGTCCTGTCAGATCGCCGTTAATGAATGCGACAAATGCCCCGGTAGACGGTGCAATAATTGTCGAGGTGGAAACGCCGGCCGCCATAACGCGCATCAGGGCTTTAGACTCGTTGGTCTGGAGCCGGATATTACGCTGGCGCATGATTGCGGCGGATACTCCCACGTCGACCAGTGCGATGAAGGTGAACGCGTCGTCAGTATGAACGCCGAGGGTCATACGGCTTTCCGTACCCGCTGCTGCCTGCACACCTACCGCCGCCAGCGCGGCGTTCCCGGATAACGCTACTGAACCGCCCGCGGAACCCCAGTTTTTCAGTCGACGGGACGCATCCTTGGTCGAGTTTTCAGTATTTACCCAGTCAACGGCGCCTCCCACCGGCGGGGAATACACGTTTGCAAAGCCCGATGCGTCTAATCCTGAAACTTCTAATCCTAATCCTGGCATGGTATACCCCTTAGTTAAGGTCAATTGACCGTTCGGCCATTCTGATTCGTGAGTTAATATACACGTTTCTTACGTCTTCTGCAGAAAGTGCATGGTCAAAATAAATAAATTCCGCGATATCCAAACCTTTTGTCTTAAATGCCGCGACATCGCAATATGCGTTGCCCACCGCAACATTACGGCCTGACAATATCAGCCGGTCCGTGTCGGCTTCGCGCAGCTCTTGGAAATACCCGTCGCCAACGACTATCGCCTGATAGCGCTTCCCGGTGCCAGTTAAACGTACAACGTGCGAAACGAAAATCCACTCGCTGACAGGCGGCTGCATGGTCGGGTATTGACGGGACGTACCACGATACCCTGATATTTTAGACCGAATCCAGCGCCGTGTATCACGGTCAGAGAAAAGGGAAAGTTGGTTGCCGGTGTAAGTATCGTCGTCGTCACGCAGAGAGTAACCATTCTGCGTCCCGTAGACCACAACGCAATCGGTTTCCGGGGACTGTGCAGGAACACGAACCACTGCGCACACCGTGTATTCGCCCGCGTCCGGGATATCCGAAACCAGTGCGCCGCCCCATGGCAAGGTCGTGATGTAGTTCCCGTTAAACGATGGAGTCGCCTGCGGGACCAGCGCTTTAGTGCCGACGCGGCTGCCATAACTGGTCGCTTCACGTCCGAACAGCCAGTGGCCGACGGAATTGCTTTCCAGAACCGATGGTACAGGCTCCACGTTGCCGCTACCATTCCGGCTTACGGTGTAACCCTCATCCGTGATTCCCCAGATAACCCATCCGTTAGAATCAAAGGCCGCAAATGTGTAGCCTTTGACCTCAAACAGCCGGTTAGACCCGACGCAAAGCGCACCGTTTTCATCCAGGAGGACTGTACCGAAGCCATTCTGGCCAAAGAGGGAGAGCAGGCCCGGGCCATCAAAGAACTTGGTCATGCCGGCCATTAGCTTGCCATCGGGGGTCATGATTTGCGAGCCGTATCCGTTGCTGTCCTGTAATGCCAGTATCGGACCAAGGGCGGAGTACAGGATTTTGAATTTCTGCAGCTCCAAGCTGGACATGGTGATGCGGCCGCCTTCGTAACCGTTGTCATCTAATATTGATAAAACCCCCGGTTGAACGTTCGAATCAATCAGTTGTTTTCTTTGTTTTATTTCTTCATTTAAGTGGTTATTTACATCGTTCACGGAAGCCTGAGATGGCATTTTACGCCCTGTCTCGGTTAAAGTCCCGCCAACGTTCATCACCTCAATTGCGAGAGCGCTGTCGTCTGGGCTGCGGTAATATGTGGTACTGCCCTCGGGGATGTTCGCAATATCCGCCTGAGCAGCCGCCAGCGTCATGTATTGGCGGCTGAGTGGTATCAGAATGTCCCGAACTTCTTCTGCGGCCGAGTTTGCCGCATTTTGGGCATCGATGGCGGCTTGCAGCACTTTAGTCAGGACCATAGGCTGGATATTCGAAGGTAGTGATAAAGCGTCATCTAGCGAGCAGTCTGGTGTCCCATCCTGTATGTATATGTCTCCGACATATTGATACCCGAGAGATCCAAACCATATGCTGAATGAGTACGAACCTATTTCTAAGGTGAAATCGTAACTGCCGTCGGCCTCTGTCTTGGTATACGCACTTGACCCTACGATCGATTCCCCTGTTTCACGGGATACTGCCCGCATCTGGGCGTTAGCTATCGGCTCCCCGAATCCGTCTATCAGTATGCCTGATATTCTTGCAGTCATTTCAGTTTCCTTAAACCGGTATGATTGGAGTCCTGCCCTTCTTATAAAGAGCCACCCACGGAACTTCCCTAACAACTCTACCCACTAGCTCCAACGCTCCGGAGCCACTGTCAGCTTTTACTGTTTGCATGGCGTAGGGTGTGAAGAACGACGCCCCTGACGACCTATTTTCACCTACAACGCACACCAATTGACATGGTGTGTTCCTGTCAGTAGCCGGGACGGTCACTCCATTTAATTGGACAACGGCGGGGGAGTTTTCACCGCCGTTTCCGGTGTCGATATGTGCCACCTGCTGGTCCGGCAAACCCGGTGCCCTCATCAGTATGGTGAAGTATTGCCTCTGTGACGATGTCAGGGTTAAATATAGATTAGAGTCCATTATCCTGTCGAACTCCTCTCCCGGTATAGACCAGATCACATGCTCACCTGCGTTCGATGCCCATGGAAACCCACTACCGTAGTCATCTGATACGTTCACATATGAGATACCACCAGACATCTTGTTATAGACGTCGCCAACTATGTTGTTTGCGTAAACAGTCCCTTTAAAATAACCGTTGTTTGCGTAAATGTCACCATAATACTTTGAGTCAATAGCCAAGACGAATTGTAATGTGGCCACATTACTCAGGATTCCGCCCTTAGCAGAGTTACGCAAATACGCTGTGTAGGTAATGCCGCGGTCTAATCCGTTTACCTGAATTTTGTTTTCTGTTGACTGCTGGCTAACAATTGTCTTACCGTTGCCCTGAATAATGATTTGCGTAAAATCAACTATAGTCGGGTTAACCCACGACAACTCACCCTGATAGTTAACCTCAGCATTTGAGGCCACAGGAATAAATTGAATGTTCGTTGGTGCCGGTACGTTCGGGCCTGGTAAGTTCGTTAGATCTGGTCTGTCAATAGGTTTACCAACGGCATCGCCCCAAACATCAGCGTTTTCTTGGCGAACAGTAATCTTAATACCCGTACCGTTAGGATTCAGCGCCCATTTAGTAACGCGGAATTCCTCCATATCGATACCGAGCTGTGGAATGTTGATTTTAACATACCGCCCCGGGCGATAAGGGTATCCTGCAAAGTTTAACGATATATCCATGGTGCGCCCCAGGCGCTTGCGGTTTATCGCTATCTGGGCCAGTCGCTGGGCTTGAAACTCTGAAGTAACAAAACGGTATTTCTGATCAGTAGTGAACTCAGCACCGTCTTCAATAATGTAGGCATCAACTTTTACAGCGGGGTAGTCAACCTCTGTATAACCTTGCTCAGGATCAATGAAAGTACCTTGTACGATGTTAATACGTTCGTTCCATGGAGTCTCAGGGACGATCTTTATATCCCCGACAATCTGACTTTCGTCTAGCACCATAGTAGCTGGGCCGTAATAGGCACCAACTAATAGGCCATGTTTACCACCAATGTAAGTTGGTTCACCTGCACAGCATAAATGGAGATCATCTAACGTCGACGAAACAGCTTCGGAGGCATCGAAAACCCCATTAATTGTATAACGAGGTTCCGAATAGGAGTTGCCGTTGATAGTTTCGTCGCAAAGGTTAGCAGCTTCGATAAATTCTTCCATTAGCAATTCTGAATCTGGTACTTTCAGATAATCGCGATAGTAGTCGAGGATACATAAAGCGGCATTATTGGAATATTGGGTTAGACCTGATCGGGGGTCATAAACTTTCTTACCTTCAACAAGGAAAGTAATATTCGGCAAACCGGAAGGGAATTTTTCCTGGTTGAATTTAAGAGACAGACGTACCCAGCAGATGCCCTGCCCAATCATGTCGGGCTTCCACGAAGGTGCCCGGGAAAGCATATCCGACACATCAGTTGAATTATTGTGAACTTGGTATTGTGCGTATTCACCGTAGGTGCTGATATCATCGTCACCTAAGTAAACAGCTAATATGGCATTCGCCTCATGGGCACAAACAGCAATAGCAATATGGAGCCATTCTTTATCAGTTTGATCGCCAGCTTGCTCTTCAGCAAAGAACATTACGCCAGACATTTTAGTCTTACCGTAAATATAGTTCTTTGGTGCCGCCGAGGATCGCAAGACTTGCTTTCGATCCTGTTGTGAGGTATATGCCCCTAACGAAGGTACAGAGACTTTCGTTAGCATAGCACCCGCAACCGTTGCCGTCATTGAAATAATAAGGGCTGTTGTTATTGTGATATATCCGGCATAGGCAGCCGCTGAGGCTCCGATTGCAATCGCTCCGGCAATTATTGCTGGTGGCATCTGTTATACTCCCCACGCTTTTGTGATCTTGTTCTTCATTCTTGGGAACAATTTAACACCTTCAGGAGCATGTAACCATACCTGGCCCATACTCCAAAAAATACCGAGAGTATCGCCAAGATCTGTGGTTACCAGGACAACATCGCCGCGCTGTGCAAAGTTAACGTCTTTACGGGGAAGAACTGAATCAATATATTCTACCAATCCACCTTTTTCTTCTAAAAGAGCCTTAGCACCTTCTTCCGTTGTGTACTTGCCACGGAAAGGTTCAGCATAGTCTTCACCAGTCATTTCCCTTACGACATCAGCAGCGAACAGGCAGCAATCGTATTTACCCCACTCAAACGGAACTTCTTCACGAGATTCTGTAAGAGCCAATAAACGCACTTGCCAATCAATATATCTTTTCATGAGTATGTGAACCCCGGAGCATCTTTTTTGCTACCCCAATAAATAGAACGTTCAGACATTTGACCAACATATCTGAAAATCCTGTCGCCTGGATGATCTTTAACATGTGACTCGTCCGTGAAGCGGTATGGCTTACTTTTTGACCATTCCTGAAAGATGTTACCCACATTATAAGAAATCGCACAAGTACCGCCCGCGCTTAAAGCAGGTTGAGCGATCTTTCCTACGTAGATAATGTTATACGCCATTGCTGTATAATCATCGTCAAAAACGACAATGTAGCAAGTCACCCGACGACCGACGACTTTTTCATTTAAAGCTATTGCTACGAGCTCGTTATTTAAGCCATTAAGCGTCAAGTTAATTTGTTGGTCAGAGGTATTGTTCTCTTCATTAATTACAGAGCAGTCGCCTAGCTGACCTGTTCCATAAAAGATCTCACCACCAATTTCTATTTGACCTGTAGCAGAGTGATAGCGCGATATACCGGAGTTAAATTCAATCTCCGTTGCAAGCGCAAGGTTTACGTTTCCTTGCGCCAAGTAATATGCAACCTCTTCAGATAAATCTGCGGTAATCATTCTATGTACTCCATGAAGGATAAGTTAAAATCATTTGAGAACGCAGGTTTACGATCAACACCATTCTCGTTTTCCGTTAGCATGAAAATACCGCGAGGGCTTTGGACCTCAATAGGTGCGCCAGCAGCAGGGGAAACGCGAAGCATAGGGCCTATGCGGATGGTTGCAAAACCCTGCTCATCAGACCACGCATCGTTAAGCACCATTTTCATTTCATCGCCGATTGTTAAATATTGCCCGCGAGCAAGGATCATACGATCTGGCAACCATCCAGCTGTATTGATGCTTTTCCCTGTTTGGTTAGCTCCGCTGATTATAGGAGTACCTTGAGGGGGTACACCATAACGACCGAAGTCGCCCATGCGAATACGTCCGCCCATACCATCAAGATCTACAATAATAGATTCAAGAAGGCGAGAGTCGAAATCATCTAAATCTTGGAAGTTCATCGACACCTTCCATTTGGAGCCAGGAAAGGTAACAGTTTGTGTCGACTTATTGAAGACGCTTTCAAACATTGACCCGCTAGATAAAAGCGTCCAACTCATTGAAGAAGGCCGGAGATGCTCAGGCCAGTCTAATATTGCCATGTTATCGTCCTGTTATAGTGACCACATTAACGACCAATCGAACGGCTAATATTACCGCGAGAGCTGGTATCCCGCAAGACCATATCATAACCTTGTTTAGCACCATCTTTCGCGGCCTGCTGCATAGCCTCTTTGAGTGTTTTATCACCATTGCCGGTAACAGTAATATGCTGAACGATTGTAGCGCCACCCTGCGAACCAGAAGAGCTACCACCACCCTTGTTCATAAAGTTAGTAAAGTCGGCGTTCTGCTGTGCGGAAAGTACACGTTCACCTTTCTGAAGTAACCATGTACCTTCTTTTGGGATCTCCGTAATACCATCGTGCGCCATACCTGTCATGCTTGCGCCGACAATTTGGTTTATCAAATTAGCACCTGCTGCCGCAACCATGGCGTAGTTTGCGAACTTCTGCATCGGTGTAAGCGCTGTCGGGTCCGCCATAGCTTGAACCATTGCAGTAGTCAGCTTTATTGATGCTTCGGCAATTGCAAAAGACTTTGACAAAGCAAACATGGCTTTATAAGCACCAGAGTTCTTGGCCCCCATGTTCTCCAAGACGCTCGACATGCTGTTCGCCATGCTCGAAGTAGCGTCTAAGAAACCTAGAACTTCTTGGTTCTGAGCTACTGCTTGTTTCTGTAAGTAGTCAGTGTAATACTGGTGACGCAAATCGTAAAAACGCTGATCTTCAACTAAACCAAGGTTATGCGCTTCAGTCAGCGCGGCTAATTGTTGGGCGTATTGGTTCTGGGCAGCTTGTACAGGATCATATTCGCCTTTCAACTGATCACGTTCGCTTACCGCGTTCTGTTGCGCCAGTTGCATCTTAGCTTGGAGGTATGTTTTCTCCGCTGTAAGTTTAGCGTTGTTAACCTGCTCCTGATCAAGTAAGCCCGCTCGCTGTAACTGACCAATGGTTTTAAGAGCCTCTTCATACTCAGTTTTTGCTTTACCTGCAGGGTTAAACTGGTCAGCAATTTTCTGACGTTCTCTCGCATACTTCGCGTCAATAGCGGTTAAAGCGTTACCAAGTTGCTCCTGCGTAGCATTCGCGCGGGTAGCCTTATCAGTTATTACACGGACCTCTGCTTCCTGCTGTATCTTCAAGCGGTCTAAGGCGGTAGCGCCCCGGGCTTCGGTTCGTTCGTAGGCTTTATCCCACTGCTCTTCATAACGAGCGGCGGCAGCTTCATCACGCTTTCCTTGCGCTTCATCTTTTTTCATCTGACGAAGCTTCTCTTGAGCATCGAAAGCTTTACCTGACTGATCAATAAATTCTTTGATACCAAGCTGCTCGTTAGTCATAACTGTGGTTAAACCAGCATGACCTGCAATTAAATCATCAATGAATGCTTTGTTAGCTGCGTAAACTTTAGGCATACGCGATTGAACATCAGCAAGCTGAGCAGCAGCACGGGCATTACCAGCCAGTTTAAGCTGCGCAACGTCATTCTCTGCGTTCTGCGCTTGCAGGGCCCGAGTAAGGTCGTCAGAGCGCTGCGTGGCCGCTTTAGTTGCCAGGTTCATGGCAGTGTTAGTGTCATCTACAGCAGCTCTTAGACCGCGCTCACCTGCTGCCAGGTTCTCAGTCACAACACGCAAGTTATCGCGAGTTTGGTTCAGTTCCTTCTGAGTTGTTGACAGCTCACCGTTTTTAATCTTCGCATCACCAGCCAAGCGGTTAGCTGTTTCAACCGCCGAGTTACGAATAATCATCGACTGACTTTCATCGCGTGACAAGGCAATTTGGTTTTTTACACCGGCTTGGAGCGACTCATATGCTGCCTTTTCTTTCGCTAACTGTGCTTCTAACTTAACAGCAGCGCGTTTTAATTCGACCTGTAGCGCTTCCTGTTGCGCTGTAGTCATATTTTTTAGCTTATCAGTGAGAGTTTCAGTATCTGTTGCCAGCTTACGAGCGTTTTCAATAGCCCGCTCTTGATGCTGGTTCCACATAATGATCGCACCAACTGCCAACATAATAGCGCCGACAGGTCCGCCCACTAAAGCAAGGGCAGTTCGCAGACCCGTCATAGCAGTCGCCATCACAGTAGCCCGGGTTGTAGCTGTAGCCACAACATCATTCATCGTCGTGGTGGCGGTAGTCAAAGCGGTTGTGGCTGTTTTGACCTGGTTCTTCGCTTGATAATAGGCGTTGAGTGTTGGTATACCTTTATAGTAAGCCTGATTTGATTGTAAAGCAGCAAGCGCCGCCGCTTTATCCGCTTCGGCTACTGCCAGAGTAGCTCTCGCCTGCTGCACTGCCGCCGCGGCATCCTGTACGCGCGTACTAGTCAGAGCTTTTGCGGTTGCCATCTCTATAGCCTGAGCTGCCGCTACACGGATAGAGGCGGCCTGGCTAGCAATGAGCGCCGTGACTAGTTTACCGGTAAACGCAGTAGCCACTACGCCAACAATCGTTGCGACAGTATCGAGGTTTTGTGACAGTAAGAGAATACCATCACCCAGCACAGACGTAGCACCGCCTACAGACTCATTAGTTCCTGCGAACTTCAAGAGGTTGTTATTGGCAACGGTCAGTTTCTGGCTGAAAGTGGCAGTAGTATTGTTGAACTCTTTGTCGATTGCAGCAGAAGCATCGTAGATGGCCCTTGCTACAATGTCGGCAGTGAGCTTACCTTGACCCGCTAGCGCCCGGAGCTCACCTGTGGTTACACCAAGGCTATCTGCCATAGCTTTAAGCAGACGCGGAGCCTGTTCAGCAACAGAGCGGAATTCGTCTCCTCGGAGGACACCAGACTGGAGGCCCTGGGAAAGCTGAATGATAGCGGCGTTGGCTTCCTGAGCGGTCGCGCCGGAAACAATCATTGCCTTACTTACCGTTTCCGTTACACGAGCAATCTGCGTGGAGGTTGCTCCGTACTGTGCAAGCGAACGCTCCAAACGCGCGTATAGCGTAGCAGTTGCCTCCAAACCTGTACGCGACCTTTGCGCGATATCAAAGACTCGTTGCTGTACCACTACAAGATCTTCATGTGCGCTATTTGCGTTGACAAGTTTGTTAGTCAGGCTAGTATAGGTATCGTTGAGTTTGGCAACACCGCCAACAAGACCCGCAAGAAAGGTAACAATACCAAGCGCCTGCATTGCCTGCATCGCAACGGTATTGGCCTGGATCGCCCTGTTGTTACGTTCAAAAGTCCGGGCCATGGAGTCAGTAACAACTTCAGTACGCACGCCAACATCGCCGAGTCGCTTGAGCGCGGTCTCAGCAGCGGCGGTACCGTCTGTTCTGACTCGGATAATGATATCTGAATCGGCCATTATTTTTTACCTTTTTGCGACTTGATAAAGTCTTGCTGACGTTTAAAGTCGAAGGCTAAACGCTCAAGACATAGTTGGCGTATCAGCTCGGCTTCCCAGTATGCAAGATCAAAGCCAATAAACTTCTGCCATGATTGAAGCTCAGTATAACTAAACTGATCTCCGTTGTAAAAGTCTTGAAAGTAAAGATAAATATAGGCCAGTTCTTTAGGCAACTCTTTGCTCTCGTATTCTTCGAGCTGTGAGGGAGTTTTCCCCGTTACCTTGCGAACGTGTTCGAGTTGTGAGAGGAGGGAGGAGGTCGCCCCAATGGGTGGCAATGCCATCTTCCAATGGAGCAACGCATATTCGATTACTTTTTCTCGACTTTCTTTAAAAAAAGGGTGTCTTGAGCGGCAGTAGTATTGATCAGGTCATACACCTGCGGGTTAGCATCGAGGAATTCAATGATGTTTTCCACGGTGCATTCTTCTTCAAAGGACCAGTCAGCGATTAGCGCAGCGAACTGAGTATCTTCGATTAATTTGATTTCGTCTTCATCCAAATCCTTGCCTTTGCGGGAAATAGTCAAAGTGGAAATCTGACGTGTAGCTCTTGCTTTGGCTTCACGAAACTCTTTGCTGTACTGGCTGCGAATAGTCAGAGTTTCACCTGTATCACCGATTCCTGGGTATACAAGCTTAAGGACGTAGGTGGAGTCCTGGAAATCACGAACTGTATTATATTTCTTGAAGCTGCCCATTATTATTCTCCGGGAGGATTAGGTCAAAACTGAATATAGCAAGAAAGCGCCCAAAAGAAAAGGCCCCCGGAGGAGCCTTTTTGAAGTCAACGCTATTAAGAAATAGAGCCGATTCGAGCGGTACCAGAAACAGTGTTTGTTTTCGTTGACGTTGCGACAATAGTGGTTTCACCAGTTGCAGCTTCGTCAGCAGTAAACAAACCAGACGGGGTAATAGTACCGTTACCTGTTGGTTCAACAGACCAAGCGACTCCCTGTGCTGTGGTGCCCAGAACAGTTGCATTGAACTGCTGAGTAGACCCGCCCTCTACGGTGTCCACATAGCCCGGGCTAACAATCACGCCTTCAGCATCCGGCACTACAACTTTACGCACAATCTTAATTGAAGTCGCTTCAGTTGGGTCTAACAGGCCGCGGTAGGAGATGTTCTGCATGATATCGCCTTCGCCGTCGATCGGGCGCGGTGCTTCAGTCAGTTTGACTTTCGGCATGGTGATCTCATACGTGTTACCAGACACACCGTCCGACAGCGTCATTACAATTACTTGCGGCAGCTCGTTCAGGTAAGCCAGACGTAAGCTGTTATCTTCAAAGTAAGCGGTGAGTGAACCAGTCACGTTACGGCTCTTCGCACCAGGGCGGATGGAGTATTTGGAACCAACGACAAAGCGCGGCTCGATACCGTTAGCGATATCGATAGAGAGCTCTGTAATAACGTTGTTTTTCACACCGTTAGCGGTCAAGCCACCAGAGAAAGCATCCATCGGACTGGTGGATGTGCGAGCACCTACAGTCCAACCTGCTGGTAAATCTGCCCGCTGTTCCATAGTACGCCCAACAATACCAAACTCAACTGTCACCATTGCAGATGCAGAGATTTTGATGTTCAACGAGTTCACTTCACAACCGCGGTAAATGGTGTAAGGCAAATCGTTGATGTCCGCATTGTAGTCTACGAAAGTGAAGCTCGGGCGCAGAATGCCCGCGACCAGGGTATCAGATGCCCAGGTGCCGCGGAGAGCTGCTGCCAGCAGATCGTCGAACGTCCCGTAGGATAGTTCCGCTGATGCAGTGCCTTCAACGTGACGAGCGCCTAAACGAAAATCAGCAATTTCAGCGTCATTACGAATCTCTTCAGACTGTAACGCCGCGATACTGATATCTAAACCAGACTTAGTCGGACGAAAAACTTTCAGAGCGGCATTCGCAGGAGTAACGCCGCTCGATAGTTCTTGTACGAAGTAGCTGGCATAACGTGAACCTTCTGCCATTTTATTGCCCTCTTATCTAGGCTCACGTGCGAGCCAATAAACAGTGATATAATTCGCGTCCCATAAGCCTTCAGTACCACCAGCCGTAGAGTCCGCTAGTGAAGTCTGACCACCTTGCCCGCTAGACTTCGAAGTCAATCGAAGAATACAACCTTCAGGAGCCGATAAGTGCATAGGGATTTTCATCAGCTCGTTGATACGGTTCAGAGCGGTATCCGCTTCTTTGGTTCCTGTACCAGCTTTCTGGTATACACCGATTTGAATGAAACCTTTGAGCTCGTTATCGCCATGTATTCCAAGCGTAACAGCATCTTCAGTGATAGGAACGTAAATTACTTTTAACCACAATATACGATTAGCCGGGTCGAATTTCAAATTCTTCCAGGCCATGTCTTTTACATATTCAGGTAGACCGTTTGCAACATACCCCTGAACTATATCTTTCACCCATTCAAAGGCCATTAGAATTCTCCTATATAGATACCTTTGAAGCGCTCACCGCCCAGAATAATATTTTTGCGCACCATACCCGAAGGCGCTTGTTTTGACCAGCCTTCATATTCAATCTTGTGAGCGTATGGTACTGGAGTACCAAAGAGAATTTGCCAATCCATATGAATGGGAAGATAACGAATCTTCTGTAGAAGACGTTGCTTAGTTGCTATACCGCTAGGATCGGGTGGTAGGTCTTCGAGGAATTCAGCGCCTGTTTTAACAATCTGCCAAGAACCTTTTAGCTTACCGCTAAGAACAGGAGTGTCGTCAACTACAGCACCAACAAAACCCATAAGGCGGGCCTTCGCTTCTTTTGAAACGGCTTGCATAGCTTTTAAGGTTGCTTTATCAAACTGATCACGAAACGAAGGCCTGGCCATATTAGGTACCTATAAGGAGTTTAAACATAATGGGTTTATCGTTGAGCTCTGTTTTCTCGAAAGTTTTAATTTGCCATTGATTTGAGTCGGCGTCTACCCATGTGGCTAATAATAAGGAAGCCTCAGGAACATCGGTCTGAACTAAGACAGCCTTTTGACCAGTAGCTATCACCGTGCCGTTAACCATGTTGTTTTTTGGCTTATAGTAAAAGCACGTAACATCATGGACTTCAGGTCCAGATACTGGTAGTTCCCAAGGCTTTGATGGATCGGGCAGCGGTGCATCAACGGGAACAAGTATCTGAGCATTAGAACAGATATCAGGGTCGCTGAGCATTTCCTTAGCCATTTCATAGAAATCGTCGAAGGTACTCATCTTATTAAGTATCCCCCGCGACCGCCATAAACCTGGTAAGGGCCCATAAGGAAGTCGTAAAATTTATGCTCCGCATTAGGCTTGTAAGCTGCGTAAGAACCAACAGCCCATTCCTGCTCCAGACCTTCCAGCTTGCGGCGTTTAAGCGCGAACTGGCGAGAGCTAGTCATTAATGCTCCGCTCTCTTTGATATCGATAAGGAGTTGTGCCTGTGCTTTTTTGATATCTGAAGGGATGCCAAGCGAAGGTCCGCCAGACGTCTCTTTGCGAGGGAATTCGAGTCCTTGATCAGAACTGTATACGTACCCTTTGTACGGTCCAGTCGTTTCCATGTAGTCAGCAGCCAAAACCAGGTTGGCTGCAATGGCATCATCAGAACCAAGAGTAACACCGCGATTCTCAGCATAGGCTTTGGCCTCCGCCACTGTGATATAAGTATTCGCGTCGACAACTCCGGAACCGTCTTCAACAATTAAACTAACAGTCATAACGTTACCTTATTCTGTAGTTTCTGGAGGTGGTGTTGTATTAACAGGTTCATTAGCCTCCTCGCGACGTTTACGGTTACGCTGAACTAACCATGCTTTAAACGGCTTGTCACTTCGCATACGAGGAGGCTTCATCTTCATTTACCTTATCGACGGTTCAAAGGAGGAACAATCGCAGCAGCGCGGGCGCGTGGGCGGTCCACTTCTTGATACTTACCAGCGTTCGCCAGATAGACCTGCTTCACGATATCAGAATGGTTATCTTTCGGAACAGAGCGGTCATAAGCCGCTTCAATATTAACCAGCTGGTTCATTTCAGCTTCGATTGCTTTCAGCATTTCTTCGCGGAGGTTGATCAGCTGATTGCGACGTTCCGGAACTTGCGGCATCAGATCTTTCAGTTGCTCAAGCGTCAGCTCTTCAACTTTAATATCAAGAGCGTCGCCTAGAAGAGCGCGAATAGCATCCGAGAACTGAACTTCTACCAGTAGTTTGATTTCGCCTGTGACCACATTGCTGCGATCTTTCGCGGGGCTTTCTACAGCAGCTTTGGGTTCTGCTGTTTTAGTCAGAAAGTAGGTTTCAGCGTTTTCACGATTAAAACCTGGGGCCGCTTCTTCCAGCTGTTCGCGCGTAACCGCTTCACCGCCTAGCACGAATTTAAAACCGTTCAAGTTGACCAGGCCGTCTTGGGTCCACTGAGCGTCAACTTTGGCGTCCAGAGTTTTCAGGCCTTCGATAATCTTTTCGTTCATTATAATTCCTCAGGTGAAAAAGAAAGGTACTACCCTTCGCGAGTGTAGCACCTTCGTCTAAATATGGAAATAGACCAAAACCCCTTTCCACCCTCTTCCATCGTGCTCTTTAAGCGGCCCACGCTTGAGTCAGCGCAGTACCTGCAACAGCGTTACCTTTCTTATCGGTAACTGTTACGTTGACAGAGAAAGTCTTACCAACCATGCCAGCTGGCGCAGTTCCGCTAATACGTGCCACACCATTGGAAACATTAGTAAGACTCAAACCGTCACCAGTACCTGCTGCAATTGCAAAGTTATACGTGTAGAACCCGGTATCGGCAGGGGTCACAGTTTTGGGACGAACAAAGAAGTTCAAAGCGGTGTCGACTTTCATAGTATCCACCGGAATTGAATCAGCCCAGGTAGTACCGTCGGCCGAATATTGCACGGCGCCAACTGCCGTGATAACCGGTAAAGGATCGTGACGATCATGCCGGATATAGCGACGATGTCGCATATGTCTTGAATGACGTGGCATTTTGTATCCTCCTAAAAAAGGCGGCCGGAGCCGCCCTCTTAGTTAACCGGTATTAGACCTCTTTCGTAATCAGACGCGCGATGCGGATCTGTTTACGTTCGCGGAATACGCGGATGAAGGAACCTGCCGCACCGAGCTCGGTGTTGGACGGGCCACCTTTCTTGGCGGCAGTGCCTTTCCAGGCGTGGCCGACCGGGTGGATGATCCATTCCCAACGGTTGAACAGGATTTCTTCACCCGCACCGTCGTTGGCTTCTTCGTTGCGCTTCACAGCAACCGGAACTTTCGGGGAACCTACGCCCAGGGCAGTTGCGCCAGTACCGATCAGGAAGGTCTGGTAAACGCCACCAGTGTTCGGCATACTGTCATCAACGATAACTTCACGGCCCATGTAGTACGCGATGTTGACATCGCCGCGGGAATCCGGGATAAAGTCGATCAGGTTCAGGTTCATCAGGCGCTGATAAACAACGGAGTGCATCATGACCATGGTAAGGTCACCCATGCTGTCGCCCATCAGGCCGCACGCTGCAATAAATGCAGAAGAACTAAACTTCGCAGCATCACCGCTCAGACTGGAGATGTCGAGAGTCAGGTCTGTTGCGACGTGAGTGGAACCGCCAGCCGGGGCAGCGTCGTTAGTAGCGAACACGCCCTTCATTGTGGCCAGCCACGCACCCTGCAAACGGCGAACACGCCAGTCAGCAACACGGTTAGCGATCGCGTTCATCGGGTCGTTACCCGCCAGCGCAGCTACCAGGTCAGCAGAACCCCAGGATTTGTTACGCGACATGCGGATCTGAATTTCAGTCGCTGCCTGGATGTTATCCGGAACGGAGTCAGGGCCGTTGTCCGAAGAGATGTTTTCAGCATGGTCGCCATCGCTGGACAGCAGATCGTGATAGAACGGCTGGTTAAAGGTCAGACCACCACCAGCAAGGTCAGCGTTCAGACGTTCGTCCATGACGAGCGCAGAAGACTGGACCAGACGGGATTTTTCCTGAGTCAGGGTCTGAACGTATCCAGCAAAGATCTCCGGAACTACGATATCAGAAATACGGGTCAGGTCGGTAGCACCCAGACGAACCGGGGCGAAGCCTGGAAGGTGAACGATACGAGACATAATTCTTCTCCATAAGGAAAGCTTTTAATTTTTTGTAAGCCTTTCCCCATGGAAGGCCTAAATGATTGAAGACCATGCTTCATGAACGCAAAATTAGCGTATTCAAAAAGCACGGTCAATATCAGTTTAGGACTTTTTCGCCGGGCGCTTCGGATTTAACGGATCAACGCCGTTGCGCTTCGCCAGTTTCTTAGCACGTTCCGGATCAACTTTGAACAGTTTCATCTGTTCAGTTACAGACCAACCATCGTGGGAATACGGGTCGTCGCCGCCGCCCTGTCCGCCTTTACCACCAGAAGCGCCGCCGCCGAAGGAATCTTCAAGCCAGTGCGGGCGACTCGTGATCAGATCACGCAGCATATTTTCAGCATCCAGGAAAGGGGTAACACCAACGCCTTCTTTGGTGACCACATTACCGGATTCGTCGACATGCAACAGGCGCTCGCCATACATGATGGCGTCTTCGATCGCCGATTCGCGGATTTTCAGGGTTTTCGCAGCTTTACGAACTACGTCCGCGACGGTCGCCTTCACTTCTTTGCCTTTGTAGCCTTCGATCGCTTTATCCTTCTCTTGAAGCAGTGCATTCGCTTCATCGAGTTTGCGCTGCAACGGCGCCAGGCGGGCAGTGACTACCTTTTCAAGGTCTGCCGGGTCGCCCTTACCTTGCTTGGCTTCGAGCTCCGGAATACGGTCCAGGTTTGCTACGATTTCTTCAACCGTGCCGTAGCTGGCCAGAGAGGAAAGCTGCTGCTTAACGGCCTTGTGATCGCTACGTTCTTTCGACAGCGCAGTATTGAGACGATCGATATCGGCTTGAGTTTTCAGACCTTTAACGCGGGTAAGGATATGCTTACCGTCTTTTTCGGTATACAGACTTTCAAACCCTGCCGGGATGTCATCAGCGCTATCGTAGGAAACTTCGAGTTCCGGTGTACCGTCACCAAGACGAACACCGATCATACCGAAATGAGGCATAGCGAGGGTGATAAGGTTACGTTTCATGTTTTCTCCTGTTGCCCATGCAACAAAAAATTAAGCGTCCGACATTGGACGCTTAGACTATATTACATCAGAGACTTTATTGTCCAGAGTCATTTTGCTTTTGCTGTTTAGCTCCACCAGAGTCTACCTGCGAGCCTTGCGCTTGCTGAGTAGCATTCTGGTCAGCCTTACCAGTGTTTAGCAACTTAATCTCGGGATAAGTATCGAACTCGTAGGCAATCTGTTTCATTTCTTCTTCAAAGGTCAGCTTGGTCAATCCCTGATCCGTTAAATATTCATGAATTGTTTTCAGAGACAACGGAGCGGCCAGGTTACGCGCTGCCATAGTCTGAACCAAATTTTGCCCGCTAAAGATAGCTTTCGAGAAGTCGAGGTTAGGTTGAATCTTAACTTTCTCAGGATCGGCGTTCATCCAACGAGCGCAAATTTTCAACAACATCTCTAACCCTGCGGAGCCTGTTTTCGCGAGCTGTACAAGGCTAGCAGTACGCGCCCCGATACGTGTACGCAGAGCTTCGCCGGATTCCTGAGAACCCTTTGTGTTGTTAACCATCTGACCCGCTTTTAGCTGAGCTTCTGCTTTGTCATTAGCTAATGCTAAACGCTCTTCAGACAATCCTTGGGATTCAACACCAACATATTTAACGTCACCGCCAAGGGCAACGTCCATAACAGCGCCAGCGCCTACGCGAGCAGGGGCCGCGCCGTCTTCTGTTCCCGCCCCAGATGCGCCGATGCGAACTAAAGTGTCTTGACCTTGCATGTACAAATGTTGACGATAGTCAGCATCGCTGATATACATACTCAAGCACAAGTTAGCAAGACCTAACATTGGCGGTACATCAGGGTCAATTAAGCAGTCGGAAGCATTAATAGCTACGAACGGAATTTCTTCCAGCGCCGTACCCCGATACACGGGCGTGATAAGCTTACTTTCATCAAAGTCGGTAGTTTCAATAAACAACCCTTGCCGATAAACAGCAGTACCTTCTGGATCGTTTTCATTCAACTTACCTAAACTCAGAACACGATAACGAGTCTCTTTTGACCAATCAAACTCGTTAGGCTGACGAACCATTTTTGATTCGTCCAGAACTACCATATTTAAAGAATCTCGTTCAACCTGTTCTGTAGCGTCCGCTTTATCCCAATTTCGGATATTAGGAGCAAAATACACGCTAATGAAAGGTTTATTTTCAGGACTAGGCGTAGAGTCCATATCTAGCAAAATACCGACCCGACCATTGCGAAGTTGCATCTCATTAATAAGAGATAACAAACCCATCAACGTTGCACCGTCGCGAGTTGCTTTTTCATTCAAATACTCCATTTCAGGAGGTAATTGAATTGTTGGCGGCTTACTCCACAAAAGACCATGGTTATTCCGGACAGCTTCAGAAAAGTCGTCCGGGAAGTTAGCGCGTAAGATATATTGCTTATAGCGCTGTGAACCAAGATCTTCCGGATTAGTTACACCATCTAAAACCATAGACGGTAAATGCGGCAGATAAGTAGTTCCTTCTTCTTTAATCTTATCTTGCCCTTCAAATACGTCGTCTAACTTTTTCCAAGTCGACTCGTATTTTTGATAAAGCGGGTGAGTAGAGTCTAAGCCCATGATTAAGTACCTTTGGTCGCTTTGATGCCAGAGTAAACAGCCTGATCAAGAACCATGTAACGAACTTCATCGCCCATGTGATCTTCAGATTCTGTATCTACGTCGTCCTGATCTGCTTCGTCCCGAGGGAGGCTAGGAACCAGATCAATAAAATGCTTGCACGTACTAAAGACGAATATACCAGGATTTTCACGTGGTAAGCCAGGTTCAGGGATACTACCCGCGAAGAATTCCCTCATTTTCTTCCAACCCACTTTACGGGAACCTGAACTCTTATCTGAACGCTTCCACGAAACACCTTTGTGAATAACGCCGTTAATAGTGACTTGCTGCGACATTGTGGCTGCCGTTGAGTTACCGTTTTCCAAATCCCATATAGAGTTATCCGCAGGGCCAGGTACAACTCTGTCACGAATACCCATGATCAGTTCACGCTGTACAATACCTCGGGCTATTTCCTTATCGAGCATACGCAAGCCTTCGTTAGGCTTTCCATTAGTGCCGTACCATTCATTAATACGGAAAAGGTCACCACGAATTGTACTGCGTGTAACACCACGAGAATCAACAAAATCCGTTCCGTCGCTTACAGCCCACCAACCAACAGAAAATGGTTTGGAGTTACCCCAGTCAAACGAACGAGTAATTTTCCAGCTTCTGGGTATCTCAAATGGTGCAATAATGTGGTGACGCGAAGACCACAAATCATCGAACATACCACCAGAAGTGATATCCCATGACCCACCTAACCATGCTGCTCTTTTGTTAGGGTCTGTTTCTTCCATCAGTTTTGCAATATATTTAGGGTCAAGATTTCGGTTCTCGCGATAAGACCCGTAGATATGGCATTGTGTCGTTGTGACCACAATATCCTGTTGGGTCTGCGGGTCGAATACTTGAATCTCTTTCTTGACGATCTCACCCATACGGGAAACATCAATAAAACGCTTCTTGACCCAGTTATGCCCAACCCCAAAAGGGTTAGTAGTCGCAAATACTTCTAACGGAATGCGAGGCAAATAATAAATCTTACCGTCCGCATCTTTCTGCGGGTGGTCAGCAGGAAGGAATGAGGAGCGGTTACAGGACATCATCGCGTCAAAGACTAGTCCGTTTGGATATTTGGTTAATTCGTTCCAGCCAATGAAAGGATATTCATGACCGTGATACGACCAGTAATCTTCAGGCTTAGCTGCAACACGGAACAGAAGTTCTTCACCTGTGGGCCAAACCCACTTATAATCAGATTTTGAAGAAAGAAACTTCGCGCCGTCATTAAACTCAGGAAACCAGCGAAGGGATTTTGTCACCAAGTCGTCAAGGTTTTTATATTCACGGTCAAAGATGATACCTTTCCAGTATTTACCATAGCCTAAGCCCACACGCTGGCGAAAGCGCATGAGCTGGCTATCAGTCTTACCGGGCCCGCGAGTTCCGTGATAGATAATAATATCCGCCGGGCAGGACAGCGCCAGGGTCTGTGACCCTCTATGTGGACGCCATACAACTTTCGGCGGATTAGTGGACATTATTATCACCCTTCTCAATAGCTCGCATGGTATCTTCGCGTAGATCTTCCTGTTGTTGAATTGCTAACTTTTCCCATTCGTCAGTGTCAGCAATACCAGGAACGACCATAACACCAGTACCTTTTACGTCCGCTTTAATTTGCTTAGGCGGTTCCATGCCAAGTAGCTGAGCCAGCTTGCCCAGGGCGCTAACACGGGCCGCTTGAGAGCTGCCAGGTCCATAATAATGAGCTTCTTTCTTCAGGGCGTTAATAATATCGACTTTATCTTGTTCGATATCTTTTGCTCGTTGCTCAGGATTAGGATTAAGGCCAATCTCGCGGGCTAGCTCTTTTACACGCCAGATGCAATAAGGGTCTTTCGCAAAACGTTCGGCATTATCCGCAGCGAACTCCGGACGGAATCCGCACCGTAGGCAGGCTTTGGTCCAGCTATAGTCATACAGATACTGACGAACTACTTGCTCACGAATATTCATTTCGTCTTGAGTCAAGTCTCTCGCCCGTTCAATATATGCTGTCCAATCAGGGTTAAAATTAGATGCGTCGCTCATACCGCCTCCATAGGTTTTTCTGAACTATACCGACGGTATGAGCGTAAAGCAAGAGATTAGTGAAGTAGGCAGCTCTAGACTACTTCGAAGAACTGCCTCCGGTCTTTGGGTTTTCAGGTTGATTGACCTCGCTTAATGTCTGCTCTGCATTACGTTGAAGTTGATTGATATTACGCTCAACACTAGGAGGTAAGTCTACCCCTCTCAACTGCTGGCCTACATTAATGATCTGTTCACTCTGAGTTTTTGAATGCTCTAACGCCAACTCCTTCTTAGTGTATACTACGGCAGCAAGACCAACTGAAATCAGGAAAAAATTTAAGACCACGTACTGTATCAGTAAACGCGGCCTCTGAAAAAGGTCTTTAGTCTCCTGAATTAGGTGTTTCATTGCGTTTCTCCGGCTCGATACCAAACTTCTTAAAAGTCACAGACCGGATGATTAGGAATGTCGCCCTTGAACCTATCCACGATGTTGCGCCAATAATGGCGCTCGACCAACCAAAGGATATGTTTTGCTCCATGCAAATCAAACCGGTTATGACTGCGAAAAATACGGCGCTGAAACCTTCAAGCAAAACCCTCCACCAGACAAGTTTTTCATTCGCGTCGAGCGTTCGCATTGTGTAGCCTAGAGAACCGCCTAAAAATGCCAGGATGGTGAAGATGATTATCTTCCCCCAATCCCACTTCGGGTCAGGCGAAAAAAGCATTTGGTTATTCCTTATGCTAAATTAATTCCGGCCAAAATTTGGGCGTCAGTATACGGCTGCTGACCGTTCTCGTGCGCGATAATTGCTTTCAGCAACTTTAACATAATAGCACTATCGAAAACGTCAATGGGACTGTTGGCCGCTACCCCAACATTTTTGGCAACACTTTGAATATAGGCTTCAGTGTTGTTCTCGTTAGGCGGTGCCCAGCGAGAGATAACTTCACGAACAGTATCGATCTTTGGTTTGCCAACGTTCGGGATACCAGGATATTGCGTATATCGACGTAAAATCCGAGTCATGGCACGAATACCATACTCAGGAGTTCGAAACACGCAGAAGGATTTATCGTTGGCCTGATCTTTAGGAATTAAACCCTTCCACTGGTCGTTTGACCAACGAATGTTACCAGGGTTATTGTTTCGAATGCCGCGGGGGATGGTAGCCATAGCCCTACTCCTCTAATAAATGACAGAGTAAGGCTACATGCTTTTGATACTGTGGTCAATTATTGCTTTTTGGGCCCGTTGTGTCGCTTTTGAATCTCATTTGCAAGTGTTGAGAATGCAAACAAAAAACCAGCCAACGAACCTTGACCTTCCTCAGTAGCAGCATCAAGAAGCTTTGTTAAAGATTCTACATGCTGATCATAGAGTTCTTCAACTCCAGCTTTTGAAGCATGTTTTCGAATCTGACTATTTGGAGGTAGTTTGTTCAATTATCCGGCCCCTCAATGAGTCGTATTGTCGTTCACAGGTTCGACCTGCTTCAAAAGCTCGGTCAGCGAATTCTGCATATTGGTTTGCTCGACGATTTGATTTGACGAGCATGTCGGCGAGCAGATCGACGGCTTTTGTGGTTGACGTGCTAGTGGTGACAGTTGCTCCGGCACGACTGGCGATGCTTCGTACTTTGTCGAGCGTTCGCTGCAAGCTGTCAGCAAGATCGCGAGCAGACTGAGCGTCACGATTTGCGACCTCAATATTTTGATGTGCTTCATACTCGATTTTACCTTTGTCAATATCTAACTTGTTTCGTAGCTGAGCGGCTTTGTTTTCATACTCGTCAACTACGGCCTGTTTACCGTCTTTAACACCAGCATTATACTTGGTTTCTAATGCTTCATTCCACTTATTCTGGGCAAATAAATAAAGCAGAACTGTAACCACAATAAGCACCAGCCACGGCAGCAACTTAACCGCTAGCTGTTTCAAGCCATTCACTGATAAGAGATTTAGTGGCAACATCATTACCTTCTCCGAGTCCAAAGCAGTTGGTATAATGAAACCAAGTTTGCTCGGATTTATCCCAAAACAAGACCATGGTTTCATCTGTGGCGCTGTCAATAATAGCGATCATAATACTTTCGTTATCAGTGACAAACATATTATGAGGTAATTCCCAATAGCCAGCGGGATTGAACTTAGCAAGTTCTTTAACCTCAGTAGGGAATATCGTCGTTAAATCTTTCATTCTCGTAGCCCTTAAAAACGTCAGCCCAAACCATCTTTTGACACTCGTTCCCTGCGTCCGTTCTGTACTCCATAGCAAGGCCAATGGCACGCTCTGCGCTAGCTCCTGCGTACATAGCACCATAGAGAAAGTCCATACAAGACCCGCTGGCGATGAATTGATTCTTCGGATGTTCAATTACACAATAACCGTCACCGTAGACGTTATAGACGTTCTTCTTTGAGTCTACAGCAACACCATAAACATTGACAACATCATAGTCGTCAATTTGTTTAATAGTATTTGTTTCTAACTGCTTAAAGAGCAGAGAGCTACCTCTTACGGTTCCGCAAAGAGCAACAATCATTTTACCGATAATCGGATGCTCAACGATTTCCATTTTGATTGAGTATCCTTTATGACCTCCGTAGTTGTACATCGTATCGGCGGCTAAGGTTTTACCATCCCATGCGATAGCAGTCATATCAACCTCTGTCGGTAATTGTATAATCAACAATCCAGCTAAAAAGCAAGAAAGCGTTATTGACTTCATCAGCTTCCGTTTGATCAAATGTGTAATATTTGCGCTTACCGTACCCTTTCGCAGGGTCCAACACTACAGGACCCGCAGTGTCGCGGTAATCTACTAAAATCTGGTGCAAGCTGCCAGGGATGTTAAGGCTAGCTACAGTTAGCAGATAAACAGCTCCCGGGTAAAGCGTTAGCACCGTGCCAGCCATTTCCCGGCGGAATATAAAAGCTTGTTCCGCTAAGATGTCGCCAACGTCCATTGACCTTTTTACATAATATTTTTCATGATAATGATCAATTACGGATTGTGCGTCTTCCCCCATCAGCATTGCAATACAGGTACAAACACAACCCATAGGAGTTGGCTGGGTTTGATGTACTAATTTATAATCAAACATTAGTAGAATCCTTTAATATTCTTTGAAGGTGGTAAACATAGCTAGCCGATACGCCAGTCTGTTCCGCGACGCGCCTAGGTTTCAATCCCTCGCTGAGCAGGTCAATAACCTTGCCGCGAAGTTCACGATCCGGATAAGTAACAAGCCTACCAGTTTCTTGCCAGGCGGGGTTAGTATGATAAACCACCTCATACTGTTTCGCTTCAGTGGTATTCTTTAATCCTAGATAGGCTTCGTTTCTTGAGCTATTCCTGATTATACAGACGCAGCAATGGGCTTTAGTCCGCTTTCTCCGCAACTCTGCCGCTTGCCTGGCTTTTTCGATTTCGGTTAGCGGAAACTGGCAGTAACCGCGACGCTTTTGGGTTGATCGCATCTTCGATCTCCGGGAGACTATGACCATAGTAATAATGGTTAATCAGCTGAGTCAAACGCCGCCACTTCGCTTCGAGGAACTGACGATTCACTTTATTACGTTCTTTCTCGGTTTTGCAATGAGGCAGCTCTTCGAGAATGTGGTAAACCTCATTATATGCACGGACACCTAACGCGAGGTATTTCACGTGATCCATAATGATTTTACGCTCCAGCATAACACGAATAGCAGTAAACCAGAAACCAGGCAATCCGAACGTTTTGTACGAGTTCAAAAGCCCATGGTGGAATGACATACGCATCACATAGAGGGTACAACCTTCTTTATGCGGGGCATGAACATAAATACGCTTCCATTCAGGTACTTTGGTCTTACCAACTTCAGCAATAAGCCCTAAACGTTCCAGGCCAGATTTTACATCTTCTAATTTAGAGACTTGTAAGTTGTTCATTGTACGCTCCACAGTTCTTTCAAAACATCATAAACACGTTTAGAGTCGGAACGGCGCCAAGCTTCTGACACTGAAAAGTCACCTGTATCCGACTCAGCAAAACCTTCAAAAAAGGCTTCTTGTATACGTTGTAAAAGTACAACATGATCAGTACGTGCATCAGACTCCCACTGCCGACGAACAAGGGCCGCTTCTTGACGATCGCGTTCCATCCAGCGACTATCAGAGCCGCCACATGTTTTACACTGGCAAACATAAGCTTCTTCGGTTTCATAATAACGGAATTCACCCTCGGTGATTTTCTTTCCGCAAGAACAGCACTTCATCAGACCTACAGTGCAGCCATTTGCCTCAGCGTATACCCAATCTTTACGCTTACCCATTTTCAATCCTCCTGTTGACTGAAAACAGTATAGCAAAAAGGGCAGACTCACGTCTACCCTTTAATTAATCAATTATTTAAATGTTGGAACATAATTCATTCTTTTCGGAGGTTTAAATTCGTGAGTATCAGGGATGTTGAAGCGTTTTGGAATCGTTCCCTGGTGCCACATATTGTTGGTTTCCACATATTCGGATTCACCGATCTTGCGATAATAGAACTTACTGCCGCCATATCCTAAGAACGCAGATCGAGGCTCTTTAGGTTTGTTACCAGCATCGACATAATGCGTACCTTTAACGATGATAGAGCGCGGAGTTGGTCCGTTCTTGAGGCCGATGTGGTGCAACCAGAACCAACACGTAAAGCATACTTTATGCTCAATCATTTCAGGGTCAACCGAGCTAGTGCCGATCACTTGTGGATACTCGCAGATATGACATTCAACGACGTTACCCTTTTCAACTGCTTCGGCATAATCCCGCTCATAATACTCTTTATTCAGCGTATAATTGCGAACGTTTAGCTCGTCATCAGGATTGTCCTTGTGGGCTTCAATCCAGTCAGTTAATTTACTCATTTCAATTGATCTCCCACCAAACGTTTGATTTTGTCAAGACGTTGAACTTGTGTGAAGAATGCTTTGTTGGACCAAGGTGATCCAAACTTTCCTGTGGTTACAGGTTGAATGAAACCCGGTAGGGTTATAGTAGCGCTAGCTACAACACCGTCAGGTTTATCTTCAACTGTAAGAATATAGGAACAGTCGGGATGATTCATTTCACAAGCGCTTTCAGTCCCTGTTCCCATATAACGAGCCCAGCAAGTCCAACCTTGAGACTGTAAGTGGACCTTATACTCTTCATAGGTCATATTAATCACCAGTGTGAAATTACGTGGAAGATTGCATCGCGCAGCGTAGGGAACCACGGACTACCGCCACCGCAGAAATAGGAGTTGCGAGAGCCTTCTTCAATGCGACGGATATAAGACGGATGCTTACCGTCGCGCTCTACACAATACAGGCCGCCACCTAAGCGACGCACTTTATAACCAGGCTTATACATTTTGTTGTGCATGGTTTTCACCTTTCATTTCTTGATATAAAGAGTTAAACGCATCGAAGATTTTATTAGCTTTTAAAATATGAAACGTAAAACGATCAGCAGGCGTAACAACCTGACCCAAAGAAATCATAGCAGATAATTTGCTGTAATACTCGCAAAGTTCGATGATTTCTGACATCAAAAAGTAATCTAATAAATCAGACCCGCGAGTCATTTCAAGCTTGATGGTTGCTTTTTCAAACTCCATTCCTGGAGTCCAACCAACCATGAGTTCTTGTTCCCGTAAGAACGCTATTTTTTCGGCATCTATCATAGTTATCTTTCCTTTCTGACTATTTCACAGGCTTCGTCCCACATGCGATCGCCATACTTGTCACGGCAACTGCGGGAGAAATAACCATCACCCACTAAGTAGTTAGTACCTTCGTTATACGGGTACCTGCCTAGCGCTTTCCGCGCATCATCCAGGCACTTACTGCTAGGCTGGCGCTTAGTGCTCTTTTGTTTCGGGAGCTCTTTCGGCTCATGGATTATATTTGCTTCATCTGCAATTACATTAACCTTAGGCGCGTTCCAGGTCCACGGAACTTCAACGGAGTTCTTAAAATCTTGTTCTACAGACTCACGGATACCGCCCGCAAGAAGAATGATGTGCATTTGCTCACGTGGGTTAAGATTCTCAGTCTTAGAAAGCTCCATGAACCAGTCATAGGCTTTATCTAAGCCATCTTCTCTAACTTTTGTCATCAGCTGGTAAGCAGTGGCATTACAAAGTATCTTTCTCATTATTTTGTCTCCAAGATTCTCTGAAATAGAATCCGTAGTGTACCACCAGGAATGAAGCAATCAGTGTAACCACAATACAGGTTACGCATTAACTCACCCGTAAAGAAATTCTACGATCTTGCTAAAGGGATAAACTACGACACTGATTATCAGGTAAATCAAACCACCCATTAAACCAATAGCGCCCACTAAACCGAACCACGCCAATACCAGCTTAATAGCGGACAGGAATAGTTTTACCTGTTTGAGCTGAGGAGGTGTTGCAAGGTTCTTAGCAGCATCGTAAAGATGTTTAATGAATGTGCTAGATCCAGTTCTGTCCATTATTGTTAAAACTATCACACCGTTAATACGATGTACCGAAATTTCGTAGTCATACTGACCTAACAGTTTTACGAAGGAATCGTAAACGTGTTTCTCCTCCATAGGGAAACGATATTCAATTGCAACCACGTTAGACATTGTATTCTCCGGATAAGTTAGCTTTCTTTAGCTTGTATAGCGAGTATACTGAATAAATTTAGATCAGGCTAGATTTAGATTTAAAAATACCTATATACAGACTGAATTATTTTAAAGTGAGAAACAGGAACAGGGTCAGGTGTATGATAGTTGATATTTTAGGACAAGGATACTATCAGGATAGGGAGGCCCACCCGGTGATAATAAGCCAGATAATGATGGCGTCGGGTATAGTCACCTGAGGGAACAGTGAGGCTGCTTCTGTGTCACAACCTCACTATCTCTTTACGTTACCGTTTCTTTTTATTTTTATTTGCGAGATCAGAGTTCTCTAGCGCCATTGTTACCCTTGCAACCATGAGCCCGATCGGTAGCGTGCATACTATCGCACCTGTAAGAGTGAGCAGACTAAATAGTAAGCTCATAGTTCCTCCGCTATGAATATGATGCTCTTTCCGTCCGGCATAGTACCGCTTGCAACTATATCCCACTTGATACCTGCCAACATCGTATCAGTGTCCAGGTTCATTTCTCGAATGCAAGCATTCGCTGCGAAACGGGCGTTCGCGCTATCGGTAAGATGCGGGTTATAGTCGGTGGTAACGTGAGCCACATCAGACTTCGCAATGTAACGTTTACCTTTGGTAGCAGTTGCCGGAGCGAAGGTCACCTGGATAACTTTACCCATTATTTAGTCTCCCTCCATACCTTGGCATATTCCCATAACCCCAGCCAGCTCTGCTCCTGGTCCTCTGTATGCCACAGCTTATTGCGGTTGTGATACTCAGTGATCCACTGTACATCGCTATCACGGAGACTACCGAAGCCGATATAGTTAACAACAATATCATTCAGCTTCGCAGTATCTTTAACGTTGTCGCAGATCTTACTTATATCTGTTTCTACTATCATTTGCTGATTGTTATGCTGCGCGATACGATTAACGCATAAGGCAAATGCGATACGAAATGAACTATCAGTCGGGAAATAAGTGCGATTCATATTATATTCCTTTTATTAGTGAGCAGACTTATTATTGCCCACCTTACGATGGGCAAGGTATAAATCAACGAACTACATGAACTTTCTTGTAACCAAGACGGTAACTATCACCAAATAAAGTATAACCCATGAAACTATCATACTTGATATCATTAACACCGACCGTCATCTCGACGCCTTCATGTAACACGATGTCGCCTACTCTTACTTCAGAAATATGTTTCATCATTTTTTAGACTCCCAGCCGTTGTAAGCACGGCAAGCGTAATACTGGATTCCTGCGGTGGTTTTGTTAAAACCTGGTTCCAGGCGGCAAAGCTCTTCATATACTTCCTTCAGAGTCGGAATACCGTTAGGACCTGCTGCGAGCATCTCGGTAGTCTCCCATACCAGCAAAGTCTTGCCGCGGAGCGGGCGGCGTGCGCCGTTCTTAACTTCGCAGCGTGTGGCGGACTTATCGCCCTCACCGGTGCCTTTTGGTGCCTTGTCCGCCTTTTTGGCAGCTTTGGCAGCCTTTTTGTCCTGCTCCAGCTTGGACGGCGCTTGCAGCTTCGGAGCCTTTTTATCCACATTAGCTTTCTCGGCCAGGGCAGCGTTTACCGCTTCCAGCGCCTCGCCGTTTGTTACGCTACCCCCCGGAACCCGCTGGGATAGTGCATCCGCATCCGCTTCGCTAATGAAGCCCAGGGCGAGGTTTAAGGAGGTATTGTTTACAGTGAAACCTTCCGCCTGCGGCCATACGTGCTGCGCGGCGTCGTCGGTGGACAGCACTTTCCAGCCCTTGTTGGTCGCAGTCATGCGGATCGCGTTAACGGCCATAGCTTTGGTTTTGTAGATCTTAGTCAGTTCGTACATAGTATTCACCTTTTCTTAATTTTGTTATCGAGTGGCGATTATTCGCCGGATTATGCTGAGTATGCTTCTACTTTCGTGCGAATGAAGTTAAGAGCCTCATCGTAAGTCAGGAAATCGTTATCCGACTCATTAGTCTCACCGTCTTCTTTACGCTCCACGAACTCGTAAACGATGAAACTATAACCTTTGTAACTGTCCATAACTAACTGGACGATGTAACCAAGGTTAAAATCGCGACCGTTAATGCACAAGGTATCGATTTCGGAATCAGAGTTTGCTTCCCAACCATTAGTCAGCTGAAGATTCAACTGCTCATAGATCTCGTTGGAGCTGATATTAACAGTTTTCCGGGCCATGATTTACTCCTTATCCATTTCTTTAACTGCTGTTAAGAGCGCCGATAAACCGTTAAAGCTTTCGATACCAGCCAAACCCGTATAGAAGCGAAAAGTATTAATCGTGCCGTCTTCGTAGACCTGGAACTTCAGCTCTACAGCACCGTTATCGATTACGTAGCGGCCGAAGCGGTTACCTACTACTGGCACGCCGCGCTTATGCAACCAGCGACCGATGATGCGTTTAGTAATTTGTTTTTGAGTTAACATACGTATTCCCTTTCATTTCTGCTTTATTGCTGCCGGACTTCTTAACTACAACCTACGCTTCTAATATCATGTTAATGCGTAGACTTTGGAGTGGCCAAAAATGCTATCCTGATAAACTTGTTATCTATCAATCAGTTAGAAGTGTAAATTTTCAGAGTTCTACATACTGAGCACTCTCATCGCAGGCTAAGATTGTGATAATATCACGAAATGCGGTATGCAATAAATAGGCCCATGTCGTATCTGCACATTTATTAGTAACGCCTGCGCGTAGCAAGAACTAGGCCCATTCTAAATCTACTGTATATATCGACATCGCGCTAAAACGCGCTGTAGGCGATTTTAAGCGTTTCTAGCCGGTACCCTGTACCCTAGTATGAAAAGAAATAGATCTCGATTTGCCACTTTTGGCCACGACCTTGGGCCTACTTCTTGCTAGACCAAATTGCTTGCCATTGTGAACTATTAGCCGATCATAGTATAATAAGCACTCCGGGCAAACAGCGCCGACAGACTGGCTACTGCTCGCAGGCTCTTTAATAATTTGCTCATACTTCGCTCTCGAACTATCTGCGACCAAGCTACCACCGAAGAATGTTGTAACTAAACACCTAGTAGGTCAGTAGCTGACTCATTGTTAACTTTTGAATTACTAGCTATCTACCTGCCGACTAGCAGACACTGAGACGACTTATTGTTATCCGACGACTAATATACCAGTAGCTGACTCATAATATCCTGAGCCTCCTCATGATGAGCCTCCTATCGTTAGCCAACTCATCTATTGAAGCGGATAGATCTGTTTCTGCCAACAAAAAGCCCCGCGATTCTTACTATACGCGAGGCTTCTACAAAATTTGAAATTGACAGGAACATTTCCAGGCCCGTCCTGGGCCAGTATTTGCTACGCCATCCCGCCTTTCAGCGCCAGCAAAGACACCAGTTCGCCGTCGCTCTCGCGCACCTGGTAGCGAGCGGTGAGCTGTCCGCCCGTAGAACCGATAGCCCACTTCCAGTCGCGACTACCGTCTTCGAGCTGATCGAGCCATTTCTTCATGGTTACTTCAATCGGCTCGCCGTAAGTGCCTTCGGCCGACGGTAAGTAGAGCTCGATCTGACGATACAAAGGTTTACCATTCTCGTCGAAGTCGTATTGCACGAAAAATTTGCCACCAGCCGACAGATATTGTTCGCTCATACCTTCAATTTTCATTCTATAGCACTCCTATTCTGATTTTTCAGCTTTCTGCTGTTATGTGAAGTCGATTTCTGTAACCACATTGTGCCAACGCGCTTATCTATCGTCCTTAGGACTTCGAATCTTCAGCGGCATTGGTAATATAAGTATTCTAGCGCAGAAACGAGCTCAAAACAAGTCATAAATAAGAAACGAAAAATCAAAATCTGAAAATCTAAAATCCAAATTTGTCAAATTGAAATATTGCTGGTCAGGTATATGCTAGTCAGGTAGTTGAGTGACCACTTTCTTACCGCATTATTCGTCTCTAGAAAGAAGAAAATTCTACTAGATTTGTACTTTAATGAACTTTATAGCCCAGAAAGCAGAGAAAACCCAGTAAATACGTATATTCATCTATATATTACTTACTACTTTACTACTTTTTTACTGAATTCATGAAAAATAATTGGACTATAGTTACGAGTTTCTATAGGTAGTTTTCCAGGGTACTTATAGTGAAAGCGGAAAGTACGAAAGCATGTTGTTGCTAAAGTAACTCACCTAAGTAAAGCTTTTCCAGCTATAGCAAGGCTTAGCAAAGTTAGTAAAGTAACTATAGGAAAAGTAATTAAAGCTACTCGCATAATCCATCCTAAAGTAACTATAGCTATCCACCTCCGATAATTACTTTACTTTCGCTATTTTCACTAAAGTAACTATAGCAATCTCCTGCATAAGACTATGCATTTATAAAGTAACTAAATAAGACTAGATGATCATTTACTTTGCCTATATAATGTGCGTAGTAGACTGAGGAGCTAATATGAACCCTTTAGAAATGACGCAAGCTGATATAGATCATTGGACTGAAGTTGAAAACGAAGAATTCAGACAACGATATATGACTGCCAAAGAAGTAGAAGAAAAGTATAAAATCTCTATGTCACGCCAAACGCAGCTTATTAAAGCTCGGCGTGTAATTGTGGTTAAAGATAGCCAGCGCGTGTATTACCGCCGTTCTTATGCAGAATGGTGGTTCGGAGCGTATACAGATCAGCAGACCGCGAAAGCTTCCACACGAGAAGCTAAGAAAGCCGATAAAAAACCTGGTCGCCCTAAAAAGGTCAAAGGTGAGTACGAATATACGCTGTGGGGTACTGTCTATAAGACCACTAACGAACCGCGTGCCGAGATGCTAAACTGGAAAGGATACGTTGCGGCTCAGTACCCGCAATTCTACGAGGGCGGGGATTTTAAGAAAGTGATCGGCGAATTGATTAAGGACCAACCTCCAGAACTCAAGAACGCATTAAAGGAGATTGATCATGTGTTCCGCAAAATCATAGCAGAGCGTGCCAAATGATAGACATGGGCTCGGAGTTAAAACAAGTACGCGAGCAAATATGGAAGATTAGATATTACATTGGGCTGGATAAGTTTGTTACCGCGAAAGCGCTTATCCTGTTTCCTTCAAGCGCGTGCGATACCATAGCGCGTTTCAGCAATCACTTGCCGTTGGCTCAGTTAAAAGAGTTGAACGAGCTCTCCCACCAGTGCATAGACATATTGAGGTATTTAGATGAGCAGTGATCCGATTCAGCAAGGCTATATGGGCTACATTAACGGCGAGTGTGAAGATTCAAATCCCTACAATGTTAATCTCGACAGCGACCGGTACTTTGACTGGCTGGACGGCTACGCCGACGCGCGGGCCGATACTGCCCGGCGTGTGAAGCGCTCTCTGAAGATTGAAGAGCTTAAATTAAAGGCGCGAAACAGGCTTATAAATATTCTGATCTCTATGGTATTTGTTGCAGCCTGCTTTATAATAGGTACATTGCTTAGATACTTAATAAGGTAGATGTTATGGAACGTATAATGTGCGTTGTCAAAAATCGGAAAACTGGTAAATACCTCCGCGTCGTTACTCGCGTCAAAAATGGTAAAACTGTACATGACGCTTCTTGGGTTGACGACCTTACTTATGCTAACCGGACACCAGGTATTAAAGCGGCTGAAATTATGTTTATGTGTGTTGCTAAAGACCTGAAAGAAGACACTTGCGAAATCGTAGAAGTTGTTGTATCCGTGAGAGAAAGGTAACCACATTATGCTGAACTTTCATTTAGATCTCCAATCACCTCTGTTTATGAATCTTCAGAAATTTCATGATACTTTTGTGGATTGTCGCCTAAAAAGAATACCGTTCATGAAAGCGAAGGAAATTGTCCGTTCTGAATTTTCACATCTTACGGATGATCAGTTTTTTGAGATTCATTATGAATGGCAAGAGCTCTTAACTGCCCGGAATTGTAAACCACGACATCGTTTCTGGGATATAACTGAAGCTGGTAGCAGTAAAGTCCGGTATATGCTAATCGCCCGTTCAGAGTCTGACTTCGCCAAGAACCCATATTTCATCCAGTTCATGGGCCGCGGTATGCGTAAGGGTAAAGAATGAATAAGAAAAAGAAAATACCTTGGGTTGACGAATCTAATATGACTCCAGCCCAAGTAGAAGAGTCACGCTGGCGCCGTTTGGAACAAGCTAAAGCCAAGAAACGCATGAAGCATGATAAAAACTTGCCCGTCGATTGTCATGGCTGTTCTGTGGGTATGCGTTGGACTAAGCCCGAGACGTTAAAACTCTTACAGTCGATTATGGCTAAAACTAAGGCAGTTAAAAATACCGAAGTACGTCTTGTTGATTTATGTATGGAATTTAACAGGACGGATAATGGAATCCTGGGTCGATTACGTTCATTAGGTTTAATGGTCAGGAAAAAGGAAGGCTTTTCATTAATACCTGTTCAATGTATGAGTCGTAAGAACAGTGAAAAACTATCTTTCGAATATCCAGATTGCGCGGAATATTTAATTTCTGTGGGCTGGAGGAAAGATCACCTTAACAGACTTGTTTCTCCTGTTTGGTGGACTATGATACATTTCACCCGAAAAGGTATGCAACAAGGTAAGGAGCTTGACTGGTGAATAAAATATATGCCGGAATTGGTAGCCGCAAAACGCCCTCTAAGGTATGTGCTGTATTTGCTAGCTTAGCCGGGCGCTTAGGGCAAGCTGGCTGGACGTTGCGGAGCGGACGCGCACAAGGTGCTGACAGTGCTTTTGAGTATGGTGCGAGAGCTGTTCAAGGTTCTTGCGAAATCTTCCTGCCTAACAAGCATAACTATATGAGCATGGAACAAATTACACGGGAGAATCCTGAGCCTTGGAAACAAACTAGCTACTTAGATGAAGTGACAGGTTCTGTTCTAGGTTGTAAGGTAATTGCGCGTCTGTTGCATCCTAATGGTAAGAACTTATCGCCACATGCGCTTGAACTTCATGCGCGTAACACTTACCAAATCCTTGGTCAAGATTTAAACACACCTGTTCAATTTGTTGTTTGCTGGACGGAGGGCGGTCGGGGTGAAGGAGGTACTGGTCAGGCTTTACGTCTTGCCAAGATGCTTAATATCCCTATACTAGATTTTGGTGTCTATGATACCCAAGAAGGTTGGTATCATATGGTTGACTATGTTTGTTCAATGTACGGAGCAAAATAATGGAACGTGAAGAACGTTATATCGTGATTAAGAAGTCTGATATAAAATATGCTTTATATCACGGAAGTCTTATCGGTTCTGATATTGACACTTTGAATTGCACTCTTGAAGTTTTAAACCTCGAACGTCACAGACGCGGTAAAGCTGATCTAAAAACTGTTGTCGTTGAACACGACTGGCCGGAGTACGAGCGCGTCTGGAAGATGCTCGAAGCCCGTGTCAATATGGAAAATCAACACGACGCAGTTCGTAACGATGTAAACACCATTAAACTCAACGAAGGCGTTTTGGTGTTTGCTCGCTTACTGACTCAAGCCGTTATCCAGGACGAGCATGAAGAAGGCTACGATCTTACCGCTGGCTTATTTGGCCCTAACCTCAGCCAGCTAATGGTTGAGGTTAACAAATGGCGCAAGAAAGCCGAAATGTTCGATATGATTCGTAATCTTATGGGTTATGTTGAAAACGGCACCGATACGAGCGTTACTCTGTTTCAAGATGATGCTACGCGGTGGTTTACTGTTGCTATTGGGCGCAGTCACGAACGTAAGGGCGAATCTGCTCCAAGTCTCGAGGAGGCAATTCGCAGAATGTTTCATAAATACGGAGATAAAGAATAATGTCATTCTTTCCAGTTCAAACCTCAGTTCTGAGCGTTGTATACGAAAAAGATGCGTTAGGCGAAGCCTATACTTTCAAATTCGCGACGCCAGGCGTACCCGATCTTGTCCTCCGTCCTGCGATGCTGCGTGGCGACAGCGGCTGGGATACTAGCCCTTACTTCGACAAGGCCGTTGGTATTGCACAGAGCAAGAATGCTAAAGAGGGTATAGCAAAAGCAGTCACTACTGCTGCGGATGCTGTCCAAGCAGCATACAATATTAAACTTTCAGGGCAACCTTTGATGAAAGAGGAATTCAATTCCCTTATTCAAGATTGCCAGAGAGAAGTGAGGGAACAACTACGCGAACAAAAGTCACGCGATCGTTACATGCTGGTTCAAGAAATTTCTGATCGCCAGGGTAACTACAAGCATCGGGTTTTCATAACGCTCAATAAAAACCAGAGAATGGATCAAAAGCTGATCGAAAAACACGAAGATATAACGTGTCAAAAACTCAACCTATGGAAAGGCAGAGCCACAACCGTAGGCGTTTACAAGTTGTAATGATTCGTTATTGGGCGCTAATATAGGCGCCCTAACTACGTCCAAGGACAGCCGCCCGATGAAACAATTCCAAACAGAGTTCGACGGTTATCTTTTCCCGCAAGAGATAAAAGCTATCCCTCAGTGGGTAGTTTGTTATGCGGATAAGATACCCATGTACTCACCTGGCTATCAGCAGCCACTTGAAAAAGCTTCCCCCACAGACCCGAAAACTTGGATGTCATATGCCACAGCAGAGCACCTCTGCGAAATGAATGAAGGTCTGTTACCTGGTTTCGTTCTAACCCCTGACGACCCTTTCACTGTAATTGATATGGATGTTAAGGAAGACACACCACCTGAACACTCTCAATGGTTCTGGCAGATTGCCCAGGGTGCGTTTTCCTATGTTGAATCTTCCGCTTCCGGGAAGGGATTGCATGTATGGGTTTACGGTAACCACGGTGAAGGTCGTCGCTCCTCTGACTATGGTATTGAACGCTATAGCCAGGAGCGATTCATTATCTGTACGGGTAATGTGGTTATAAACACGCCGATTTCTAACGGAAACGGGGTCTGCGAATACCTTGCTCAGTTTCTTGATGAAAAAGCTAAGATCATCGTCAAGGTTGAAGACCAGCCACAAGTTCGCTCAGATGAAGATGTCATTAACGATATTCTCAGCTGGGAAAACTCTGATCTGTTTGAGGTGCTTTATTACTCACCAATTGCCCGACTTATCCCTACACAATATCCGTCAGGGTCAGAAGCAGATGCGGCGCTTATTAACTTCCTGGTGAAAGCATCTCCAAACAATGCTCAGGTTATGCGCATCTTCCGGAAAACTCCGCTGGCTAACCGTGGACCTAAGCCCGGGCAGAAAGATAAGATCATGGCTGATGATAAATATCTTAGCCGTACGATCAACAATATGCGTTCTTACCTGCAAGTAGAAATTCAGCGCAAGCAAGCAGAAACAGAAGCGCTCATAGCTATGTCCCGTAATAACGTACAGGCATGGTTGGCGAACACTGAAAAAGCCAATGCTCAGAAAGCTGAAATTAAGCAATCGTTAGCGGCTAAAGATGCAGAGTTTGAAGTAGAGAAGGTCGAATATGGTTTCCCGCCAGGGCCTATTGGTGAAATTGCTAAATGGATTTACAACACTTCAACGCTACCTGTTCCGGTTATTTCTATAACCACAGCACTCGCATTTGCCTCTGCTCTTACAGCTAAAGGATGGCGATATCGCGATAAGCACCTGAACGCTTACTATATTATTGCGGCTCGTTCAGGAACGGGTAAGAACGCCATGCACTTGGGTATTGGGCGAATTGTTAAGAAAATGGTCGAGCGTGGGGTGGAGATGAACTCTTTATTCTCATCCGCTGATATGCGTTCTACTATTGCTTGGCGCAAAAAGCTGTTAGAGCAGATCAATTTATGTACGATAATGCCAGAGATCGGCGGTCTACTGGAAGATCTTAATAACACCGCTAACCCTGCTGCAATGGAGAAGAAAAACTTTCTCCTTAACGCCTACTCAGCATCGCACGAAGGGATGTTAAGCGGCGGTGCTGAGTATTCCAATAAGGAAAACAATATTGAATCTAATTCGACTGAAGTTACATTAACAGTCATTGGTGAAACAACCTTAGATTCTCTGTTTAAGAACCTTACAGGTAAGCTGGCCGCTGATGGTTTTATGTCTCGTTTTAACTATGGTGTTTATGAGGGCTATACAACCAGTCGAAATCTGAATACACGTTTAGATTTACCCGAATCATTGATTAGCTTGATTCATTATATCTTTGCGCAGCAAGCTGATTATCAAACTAACGGGCATTCTGTTGAAGTTCAAGAGACTCAAGAAGCCCGCGACAGGCTTTATGAAATCCAGATGTTCTTGGAAGGCAAGCTGGGAAATGAAGCCAAAATGAATGATGAAACTTTGCGTCAGATCTATAACCGTATTCAGGAAAAGACTGAGCGTATGGCCGGGACGTTCGCAGTATTTGAAAGACCTGATCAGCCTATTGTTGAAAAGCATCATGTTGAATGGTCTTATGCTTATATAATGTCTTCTGTTAAGATGATGCTCGATCGTTATAAAAGCGGGGAAATTGGTGAAGTCAATGAATCTAAAATCCGTCGTACTGTTGCAAATGCTATACTTCGCTACTGTACCAGCGACCTTTCAGACATTAAGAACGAAATACGCTATATACCGCACCAGAAGCTAAATATATTCTTACGCGGACCCATACTTGCACGTTGCCAGGGTCAGCTTTCTCGTGTGGAGCAAACAAGGCGTAACTCCGGACCTGCGGAGATACTTCGTCGCACACTGGTAGATTTTGTTCAGGAAGGTTTAATTGAAGTAATTACAGACGGAGAAAAGTCCGCCCTGGCCACTCCTGCAAATGCCGACATTACGCCTATTAATATCAGTAAAAATACTCATGCTTGGCGCGTGCTTGATATGGACCAGCTCGAGCGTATTTGTAAGGAATAACTATGAAATTACGTGGAGATATTGAGAATGGTTAATATCCGCGCTAAAGGTCAACGTGGCGAAAGGGATATTGTAAATTGGTGCAACGATATCTATGCTGAAGTTCATGAGACTTTAGGTATTCCTTTGCCGCCAAAGCCTATTGCCCAACGACGCCAGAATCAGTCTGCTGTAGGCGGTATGGATATTGATAATACATGCGGTTATGCGTTTGAAATCAAAAATCAGGAAAACTTAAATCTGAATACTTGGTGGAAACAATGCGTAACTTCAGCGGCAGAAACCAGGAAGCGCCCTGTTCTGATATATAAGGACAAGCGCAAGTGGTCTGTAATGCTTGAGCTCAATCCCTGGGTACATAACCCTGAAGAGTTTGAGTATTACCACAATAAGGCGCCGATTCGTGCTATTATTACGCTCGACGACTTTAAAGATATATTCCGCGCCCATGCGACGGACTTTATTATCACAACGGGAGGTTACACGTAATGCCTACTTTAAAGATTCAAAGAACAGATCCTCGTGCAATTATGCCTAAACGCGGAACGAAAGATTCTGCTTGTTTCGACCTTTTTGCAATGGAAGATGTAGAAATTAAACCAGGTGAATGGAAGCGAACGAGCACCGGATTGATTGCTCAAATTCCTAATGACCATGTTCTGCTGGTGTTTAGCCGCAGCGGGCAGGGCTTTAATAACCAAGTAACGTTGGTAAACGGTACGGGAGTTATCGACCAGGACTATGGTGGCGTTATCATGGTAGGTTTGCGTAATGACGGAAATGAAACATATTTCCAGCCTCGCGGTAAAGCTATTGCCCAGGCAATGTTAATTTATCGTCCGTTCACTGTCCTCGAAGAAGTAGAAAAGGCACAGGTGGAAGGTGAGCGCGGAGCTAACGGCTTTGGCTCCACTGATAACGTTGCAAAAGGCTCACCTATCATGGCTTCTCGTCATTTAAAGTGATTTGAGTCTTGCCTACATTGTTAGTTATTATATACTAATGGTGTAGGCAATAACTTAGATAGGAGATAGAAATGGCTAATAGTACACCTACTGGAAATATTATGCCGGGTTTAACGATCGAAAATGAAAGAACAAAAGATCGTGTTATTCATAAATATAAAATAAGAGCTGAAAATTTCAGCATGTTTTTAGCTAAAGATAGCAAAGTTCTTGATATCTCAATGCAGGAAGGTTCTTTATATATGTGGGTTGAAAGACCTGCCGATACTCAAGTGTCTAGTGAAGGTCGTAGCTTTGAAGTATTTGTTACCGGTGAAGTTATGCCTTTCCGTAAACGTGAATTTATCAAAACTCTACATATTAGTGAATCCTATGTACTTCACTTTTATGAAGCATTATAATAGGAGATAGAAATGACCCCTGAATTTGACTTCAATGCAGATGAAGCCGAAAAAGCCACCAATGAAGACATCATGGAGTGGATCGGCGCTAAGAAAGATCTGGCTAAAGCGAAAGCAAAAGAAGCAATGCTTCGCCAGAAAATCATTAAAACCTTTTTTACAGCACCTAAAGAAGGTACAAATAATTTCGACCTGGGTAATAACTATGGTCTGAAATTTGTTCACAAACTGCAACGTGACGTCGACGACGCTATGTTGACTAACCTTCTACCATCTTTGCGTGAGAAAGGTATTGACGTTGACCAGTTAATTGAACGCAAACCTTCTCTCAAAATCAAAAACTGGCGCGAACTGGACGAAGAACAGCATAAGATTTTCGATCAGTGCGTAACCACAAAACCTGCGAGCGGTACTCTCGAATTTATTAAGCCGAAAGGTGTTGAATAACTGAAACAGAGGGCTTCGGCCCTCTTTTGGAAAAATAATGAAGAAAAATAATAATACAGTTACCATCATTGCAGATGCTTCTTTCTGTTCTGAATCTAAAGCAGCTGGATATGGTGTATGGATAGCGACTGATAACAACGGTCGTCACGGTTTTGAAGGTACTTTAGATAAGCCTTTTGATAATAACGTTGCAGAAGCAATGGCAATCGCAAATTCTTTGTGGCACGGCTTTTCCACTGGAATGATTGTTAAGAGTGATGTTATTCTTATTCAGTCAGATAGCTTAACTGCAATTCGAGTATTAACTGAAAGCCAAGAGCCTTACTGCCAGCAGCTCAGCAACGTTTTGAAGTACGTCCTGGGGCTTGTAGATCGCTTTGGTATTGTATTGCGGTACAAACATGTGCCAGGGCATACTATAGGCGCTAACAATCGCACAAGGGCTCAGAACCATTGCGATGCTGCTGCTAAGCGCCAAATGCAAATACAAAGAGCCTCTATCCGGGGTGAAACATACGAACCTATTCAGGAACGTAAGAAGAAACCTCAATCGTCTAATTATTTACGTTCTCGCCGGAGAGTTACAAATGGCTAAACAATTCCGCGCCTACCGTGCGGTTAACACTGATCTTTCAATGGTGCGCTATCCCACTTGGATTATGCCTAAGATTGACGGTGTTCGTGGGCTTAATCCTTTTGGTACTTTGTTAACCAGAACTTTATCGTTAATGCCTAATGTTTTCACTCGTGAGAACTTTAGTAAGCCTCTATATCAGGGATATGATATGGAACTAGCGGCAGGTTTAGAAACTGACGACGATCTTTGCCGTAAAACAGTTTCAGCTGTGATGTCGCAAGAAGGCGAACCTATGGTAATTGGGCACGTTTTCGATCTTTGTGAACCTTCGGTTCAACATCTTCCTTATCGTGAACGCTATGCCATGCTCAAGAACTGGATTGAGTTTCAGCATAGCATAGGGCAATTAGAAGATCTTCAGGTCGTTCCTTACGTTGAAGTTAATAACGAAGAGGAGTTGCTAGCTCAAGAAGCGGTCTGGCTAGACATGGGTTATGAAGGTTTGATCCAACGTGATCCAGATGCAAAATATAAATGGGGTAAGTGTACACCTAAACAGTGTAACTATACTCGACGTAAACCGTATGAAGATACGGAAGGTTATCTCATGGATGTATTTGAAGCTGAGGAGAATTTAAATGAGGCTTTTACCGATGCCCAGGGTCTCACAAAGAGAAGTACACACCAAGCCAATAAAATTGGCAAAGGTATGTCTGGCGCTCTTATGGTTAAGCGTCTTGATACTGGCGATATGGCGCGTATCGGACCTGGTAAAATGACTCATGCGGAGCGTATTGAGCTCTGGGAAAAATGGCAGTCTGGTGAAATACAACCAGGGGAAAAAATAATCAAATTCCGTCATTTCCCTATTGGTGTAAAAGAGAAACCACGCCAAGCACGTTATTTATCTTGGCGTGATATTAATGATATCCTACCACCGGAGGAAGATGACGATGAATGAAGAACAAGCGAAAGCCTTATGGGTTCAAGTACAAGAAAATCAGCGTAAATTGAGATCTTGTGCTGGTCATAAATTTGGGGATGTATTAGGGTCAACTACCGCACCACCTCGTCCGGGTTTTGAATGCAAGATGTGTGGTGGGTATATGAAAGCTCACGATATCTATATTTATACGTTGGGTTATAAAGCTGGCGGTGGAAACCCTGACGATGTTGCCCGTTTCGTAGACGGAGAATCTTTAAATGGGTAAAGAACGCATGGCGCTGGAAGTTATCAATAACTCAGCGTACAATGAATTTCCGGATATTATTACAACCATACAGCTTTCAATGTGGTTCGCTAAGAACGAGCTTCGACCTGTCCCGGAAGCGATGAGGCATACTGCTCGTGAATGCTTAAAGCGTGCGGTAAATCCTCATTTGCGTAGAACTTTGTTGGATATGTCTACCTCTATCGATCCTACTTTGGAAATGGCTAATCTGTATATTTGCCAGCTTAAAATGCGAGACGAGTTAGCAAACGAATTAAAGGGTAAGGTAATACGCCAGCGCGATTTAAATCATCTTCGCAAGCTGTAAGCCAGATATTGTGGTTACATTAAAGAGAAGCGTCCATATAAACAGGTTGCAGATCTAAAATATAATCGCTTAAACTAACCACCCCAAGACAAAAGGTAGCGTTATGGCTATTCAAGTGGTTTATTCGAGTCAGATTGTCGCAGACTCGGGCGTTAAAATGATTAATTACGCTGAAGCGGGTATGGGTAAGACGGCTCTTATGGCCACATTGCCTCGGCCCGTTATTATTTCAGCAGAGGGCGGTTTATTGTCCCTGCAAAAGGAAAACTTAGATCGTATCTTCGGGCCGACTGGTTTATCTTATTCCACCGACTTTATGACTATTGTTGTCAAAACCGTTGCAGAGATTGAAGAAGCTTATGCGTGGTGTATTCATCCGGATACTCAAGCTCATTTTGACTCGATTGGTATTGACTCTTTATCTGAGCTGGGTGAAATTGCACTTGCCGAATATAAGCCGAAACATAAAGATCCTCGTAAAGCTTATGGTGATATGCAAGACAAGATCCTGGAAATGGTCAAAAAGTTCCGTGATATTCCTGGTAAGCATGTTTATATGTCTGCTAAGCTCGGAAAGGAAAAAGACGAAGTTACAGGTCAATTCCTTTGGGGGCCTAAAATGCCAGGTCAACAGTTAGGGCCCGCACTTCCTTATCTGTTCGATGAAGTATTTCGATATCAGGTTATGCCTGGTGCCGATGGTAGCAAGCAACGAGTCTTACAGACTCAACCAGGATTAAACGATAGTGCAAAAGATCGGTCAGGAGCACTCGCCGAGTTCGAGTTTCCTCACCTGGGTTATATCATCAACAAGATCAAATCAAAAGGTAATCAATAATGGCTCAATTCCAATTTGATGCTAGCCAACACGCTGGCGCAGCGATGAACTTCGAAGCACTGCCTAAAGGTTGGTATCAGGCGGTAATCATCGAATCGAAATCGCGTACTACTAACTCCGGCGGTCAAGCTCTCGATTTCGTTGCTGAGATCACCGCACCGGCTTTTGCCAAAGGGCGTAAGGTATTCCTCGACTATAACGTCGTTAACGCGAGCGAAGACGCTGTTCGTATTGGTCATGAACAGCTGGCAGCTCTTTCTATGGCGTGTCAACATCCACGTTGGTCGCAAACTGAAGAGCTTCACAATAAACCCTTCCATATCAAGCTGAAAATTGATAAAGCGGAAGAAGGTTCTGACTACGAAGATCGTAACAAAGCCAACGGCTACGACATGATTACCGTTAATCGCGCTCTGGCAGTTCAACCTGGTTCGCGCCCTGCTGGTGCTGCTCCTGCGTCTGCTCCGTTCCCTGGTGCCGCCCCGGCTATGCCAGGCGTCGCTGCTCCCGCTGTTCCAGCTGCACCGACCCAACCTGCTGCCGTACCTGCTGCACCGGCCGCAGCTCAACCGGCACCCGCGGCGCCTGCTCAACCTTGGCAGAACAGCCCTCAACCGTGGGAACAACCACAAGCGGCTCAACCTGCTCCAGTTGCCCCGGCTCCTGCTCCAGTTGCCCCGGCTCCTGCTCCAGTTGCCCCGGCTCCTGCTCCGCAGCCTGCTCCGGCACCTGCTCAGCCAGTAAAATCCCCTGAGCAAATTGCATGGGAACAGCAGCAAGCAGCAGCCGCCCAGCAACCTGCTCCGGCCCCGGTTCAACAGCCTGTACCTGAACAACCTGCTCCGGTACAGCAGCCAGCAGCAACGCCGCCGTGGGCAACGCAAACCGCGCAACCCGCGCCACAGCAAGCGCCAGCAGCCCAAGCAGCACCTGCTGCCGCTGAGCCTCCGCACCCGGCTCAGGCGCAACTTCCGCCGTGGCAGCAGCCGCAAGCCTAATCACTCTCCCGTAATTAATAGCGCCTCCGGGCGCTATTTTTATCTAAGGATAATGAGATGCCAATCTATTTAGCAGAAAAGACTAAAAACTTAATCGACCAAAAAATAGAAGAAGACCAAGGTTCGAAATATCGAGAGTGGTTGGGTAAAGTAATACCAACAATTAGCGACGCCTTTGACCCGCGAAACGGCAGACGATCTCATTTAGGGGTATCCACAATCGGCGACCCTTGCGCCCGTAAATTGTTCTTTCAATTTCGTTGGGTAGCAAGACCTAAGCACCATGGTCGTATCATTCGCTTGTTTAACCGCGGGCACATGGAGGAAGGTCGTTTCATTGCTATGCTGTTAACTGCGGGATTTAAAGTCTGGCAGCAAGATGTAGAAGGTAATCAATTTCGCATTAGCGAACTAGGCGGTCATTTCGGCTCGGCTATTGATGGTATTGTCGTTGGTTGTCCTGATATGCCAGATCCAAATCAAGCTATATTGACTGAAATGAAGACCCACGGCGATAAAAGCTTTAAGAAACTTTTAAAGGATGGTATGAAAGTTTCTAAGCCGATGCACTACGCGCAGGTCCAGGTATATATGCGAAAGATGGGTTTAGCGGCTTGTTTATACATCGCAGTAAATAAAAACGACGATGAAATATATTGCGAATTAATCCCTCTCGATGCCGCTGTAGCAGACCAATTCATTGACCGCGGATGTAAGGTTGTAATGGCTGAGGAACCTCCTGTAGGATTAAGTACGAAAGGTGCTAGCTGGTTTGAATGTAAGATGTGTGATTTCTCCGATAACTGCTACAGAAATGAGCCACCTTTAGTCAGCTGTAGAACTTGTTCTTATTCCAGGGTTGTTGAAGATGGTACTTGGAAATGTATCAACCCTGTAGTAAACAGAACAATAACAACAGATGAACAAATAGCCGCATGTTCTCATTACGAAATGGCCAATTATTACGGTAGATAAAATGTTCAAACTTCGTGACTATCAAAATGAAGCGGTTTACAGTGTATTTCGTTACTTCGACAAGCATAAGGCCGCTTCTGGTGATCCTGTGATTGTATTGCCTACGGGTACAGGTAAAAGTCTGGTTATTGCGGAGTTCTTTCGTTTGCTTCTGACCTGGTTCCCGGGCCAGAAAGCTATGCTACTCACACACGTGAAAGAGCTTATCGCTCAGAACTATGACAAAATGATAAAGCTGTGGCCCGAAGCCCCAGCTGGTATCTATTCCGCTGGATTAAAGAAAAAATCAATACACGATCAAATCATATTCGCGGGTATCCAATCAGTTGCTAAGAAAGCTCATTTATTTGGTAAAGTTGACATTATTATGGTCGACGAATGCCACTTAATTAGTCCTAGCGAAGCGACTGCTTATAAAAAATTCTTTGCGGCACTTAAAGAAGTAAACCCATACCTCAAAGTGATAGGTTTGACAGCAACTCCTTATCGTTTAGGTTTTGGTTCCATTGTTCGCCAGGAAGGTGACGAAGAAGCTGGTATCGATGCGATGTTTGACCACATTGTGTTTGACGGTTCTTCGGTGGAATTCTTCAACTGGTTCATTCACGAAGGCTATTTAATGCCAGTGGTTCCTAAACGTACATCCTTCCAGCTTGATACAAACGGAGTTAAGAAACGCGGCGGTGACTTCATTGCATCTGAACTGCAAACAGCAGTCAATAAAGCCGAAGCTAACGAGGCCGCAATTGCTGAAGCAATGGAAGTAGGTCAAGATCGTAAAAGCTGGCTCATCTTCTGTGCTGGTGTTGAACACGCCAAAGATGTTGCAGAACTTCTAAACAAAAAAGGAATACCTACGGCGGCAGTTCATAACAAAATATCTGATAAGGAACGTGACAAGGCGATTGCAGACTTCAAATCTGGTAAACTCAGGGCTTTAACAAATAACAACGTTCTAACAACAGGATTCGACCATCCCGGTATCGATCTGATCATTATGTTGCGCCCCAC